CCGGAATGCCAGCTACAATTATTGGCAACGCAATGTCAGAAACATTTACGCCAGCAATACTGGCTCCGGCGGCAATCGCCGCGCCAATAGGGCCACCCGCAAGCAAGCCCAGCGCAGCGTCCCCAAGCACGTCAGCAATCTGCCCAAGCACGCTCTTGTTAAATTTTTCGTTGGCAATTGTTGAGTATCTATTTGAATTTGGCGGGACAATCTGAATGTCCCAGCTTGCCTTATTGCCACCCTTACTGGTCAGTGCTTTCGCTGCATCAATCGCAGCAAGAGCGCCTTCATACCCGGTACCTTCGTAGGCGACCTTTCCAGTTGAGTAATCAACCAAACGGATTGGCGTTGTCGGCGTGACAACAAATTGGTTGTTACCAAACTGAGAAGTTGGATTGCCCTTGTTAGACAATGGCGCTGTAAAGTAGCGATATTCAGGCGTGCCTGCGATGATCGACCCATAAGGTCCAGAGTTCGGCACGATGATGCCACCGCTCGGGCTGTAGTTTCCGATGCCGGAGATTACGCCGATGTCTTCTAGGTCAGCCATCCCTACGTCCCCTGATTAATAATCTGGTTGAACCGCATCGCCCACTCTCTCCAATCAGAGAACTGATAGGGATCAGGCGCGCCTACTGCCGCAATCCCGTTCAGTGACAATAACCCAGCCGCCCAGTTTTGCCAATCGCTATCATCAATGATGGTGGCAATGGCGCCATACCGCTCCAAGTCCGGGTAGGAATAGTCCGCCCAGTCCCTGAATGTATCGATAAAGCGCGGGTCCACCGTCATGACTGGTACCTGCCATCTGCCACTTCGACGTGGACCACGACCTGACCCATTTGATAGTCCCCGCCAACCGTGTTGCTCTCAAAGCGGAAGCGCAGTTCGCGGCGCTGTTCCTTGAAGAACACCTGCTGTTCGTAGGGTTCTGTCGCCACTGCCGGGAATATCTTAACAGGGCCACGCACCTCAGGCGCGCGTGCGTTGATACGGCCCGTGATCTGGACGGACATGTCACCAGACTGCACGAAGTCAGGCTCGATCATCTCGATACGGATGGCACGGTTCTTGGGTTCTTCTGCCGTGAGGAGAGAGATGTCGCCCGTCTCAAAGTAAGACTGCACCGCGTTGATGCTGCTGCCGTCGATCTGGTCCACGCCATATTCGTGCTGCCAAATCTTATACGTTGTCAGGCCATCATTGGTAATACGGAAGTCGCCTTCCTGCGTGATGCGGGAATCGCCAGCTTCTGTGATGCGCAGGTTGCTGGCAGGCGGTTGGATCGGCTCGATGCCGGCGAGCAGCGGAGACTGATACACCTGTGCGTAAATTCCGGCAGAGCGACCGCCATTCGGCAGCTCGCAGTCGTACCATGTATTCTCGCGGAAGTTATAGATGATGGCGTGCGTGCATTCTGTTGCCTGACCACGCGGATAGCACCACCAAATCTCACCGAAGCGAGGCACCTTGTATGCGAAGATCTTGTTCGCGGCTTGGAAGTTCAGACCATCAAAGAAGTAGTTGATGTTCATGTTGTTTTCGACTTCGCGAACGACGCCGTTGTACATCAGGAAACGGTCAAGCCCGATCCAGAAGTAGATACCATCATACTCGATGATGCTGTTGGTCGCGAGAACCGACGTAGAAGCCGTCACAGTGTCGAAGCGGAACACATCGATGCCGCCCGTGTATGTACAGCGGATGAGGCTGTCGAGCGTCCAGAACAGGCCAGCAGGGGACTGACCGCCGCCACGCAGGGGCAGGCCCTTGATGAGCTTTGAGCTGCTGATGTACGCATCGCCTGCGTCACCAGTGCTGAAGTTCGACGGATCGTTTACGTCAGACCAGCGCACGTATCCGTTCTTGCAGAGCAGGAATAGGTACGGGTGCAGCACCACGATGTTGCCGCACGTCTCAATCTGCTCACCAGTTGTCGGGTCCACGAGCTGCTGCAGCGGCGCTGTGCCGTAGATGTCGCCGTAATAGACAGGCTTTTCCGTACCGTCCGAGATGTCGTCCAGCGTGAGCGTGCCGTTCGCCAGCAGAATCGTCGAGCCGCCAGCCGAGTCGAACATGGAGTCGAAGTTCCACTGGTACTGACTGTTGGCCGTGAAGCCCAGAGGCGTGCGGTCTGTCGGCGCGCTGGTGTTGCCGAACTGATCAATCGTAAAAGCCTGCACACCCTCAGAATGACCGACGCTGGTATAGACCAGATTGTTCAGGGCCTGCGTGTAGAACTGACGGACGACGCCCGAGATGTAATTGTTGATCGAGCGATAGCCGCCGATCTTACGCGGCAGCCCGCGCTGAAACCGCACCCACTGACCATCGACGTAATAGTCACCCTCGAAACGAGTACCATCGCGCTTGATGCCGGGCTTCGATTTCAAGTTCACGGGAATCAGCATCGCGATTACACCTGTAAATAATAGACGATGGTGATGTTCCCATCGCCAGTTGCGCTGATGGGGTACGTTCCCCCCGGTGTCACTGGAACATTGTTATATGTTGTTGGTGTTGCAGGGACACCCACACCGCCAGCAAATGTGTAACCAAATCCAGTTGTTGCCGCGCCGTCAACCTGAGGAATAAACTTGTCAATACGCCCAACACTGTAAGCAACCGCCGCTTGATTCATGGGCGGCCAGAAGTTTGTCCAGCCATCGCCTACTTTTGTTTTTGGGCCATTCGGGCCGATTGTTGTAACACGACAAAGGTAGCTGAAGTCTTCCTGATAATAGTATGGAGGGTCAAGCAAGTCATACGTGCGGGTACTCCAGCTTACATTAGCTTGAGATCCATTTGTGCCAGTTGGGAACGCATCCCATTGGGTCTGAGCAAAATCTACTACTTCATTACGATCCAGATTATACTGATTGTATTGCGGCACATAAGCTAGACGCTCCTCATTCCCAGCCAGAGGTGTCCAATAAGCGGCAGCGCCATCTTGACCTTTTCCAGTAACAGTTAATAAATTTGTAACTCCAGCGGGCGCAATCCATGTTGTTTGCAAAGTCTGCTGAACGCGATAAATCGTCGGGTTACCAGTGAGTCCGTATCCTCTTGCGCTGCCGGCAGATCGCGTCAGAATAGTGGGCATTGCCTATTCCTTATGCAAAGCGAACTTGAGATGCGAGTACCGTAAAGGCTGCGCTTCCCGTTTTGATCACCGTGTATGTGTAAATGTCGATGCTGTTTGGGTTGCCGGCGCTAGGGACAACGCCGTTTTGCCACACCGTCGTCACGCCAGACGTAGTACCATCGACTTGGATTACGTTATTATAATATGCCGTTGAACCCTGCTTAGCCATAAACACAAGAGTCACAGCCTCGCCGGTTGACATAGCCGTATTCATGGTTGTGCCAGACGCCCATGTAAGGTTTACCGTCCAGTTAGCCGAGGCGTTCGTGGTGTAATAAAGGACCGACTGGGTGGACGGGTAGATCGGGATCGTACCAGTCGCAGCCGTTGCGGACACCGTGACAGGCTCAGTAATGTTCCGAGCGATCATCGCCTTGGCGGATGTTGACCCAGTAAAAGTCTGCGTGGCTGTAAACGTGGTTGCGGTAGCGGGAGCTACATAATCTGTTCCAACGGTCGCTGCGCTGAAAGCCGATGTACCGCTACCTTTAACAAGCCCAGTAATAGTTCCAACACCCGTACCACCCTGAGGCACAGACAAAGGAGTTGTGAGGCCCGACAGGGATGTGATGTCAGAGTTCGCGCCAGAAGCGGCCGCGCCGATAGCAACACGACCCGCAAGGGCGTCTGCTGCCGTAAAAACAGCAATACCAACAGAACTGCCACCCAGATTGACGCGAGCGGTTGATGCGCTTGTCGCACCCGTACCACCCTGTGCAATCGCAAGCGGAAGGCCGACGCCACCCGTCTGAGCTGGATATACTTCAGTGCCATCGCAATACAGGATGGCGCGTGCGTTCTGAGTTACGTCAACCGGTGTGCCACCCGATGTGCCAATGCCGAGCGTGTAAGCGCCGGTCGTCTGGTTAGAAACCCAGTATTGCTGCACCGTATTGGGAACTTGAACAACCATGTTGGCGACGAGAGTGCCGGTGAAGTTGTAGGCGATACGGTTAAGGTTCGCGCCGTTCAGAATGTACGGGCTGGCCTGCCCTGTGAGGTCAATCGAAACATAGTCAAACAGATACTCTGGAGCCTGACCAAACCCAACGGTATAGAAGTCAGCGCCATCGCAGATCACAAAGGCGCTATCGCCCGGATTGAAATAGATCGAGCTGTCGCCGTTGATGGTTTCACCACCCGGCGTATCCATAGTTACAGCGCCTGTGCCGCTGTTACGAACGAGGAAAAACCAGTTATTCCCAGCAGTAACTGCGGAAGGAAGCGTTAGCGTACCTGCGCCACCAGTCCAGTTAATCACACTGGCACGGTCAGGCAGGCCAACCGCATAGTTAATCGCCAGATTCGTGACCGGGGCCGATTGGTTCAGCGTGCTGGTAATTGCCACGATGCCGTAGCCAGCCAGAGCGCCTGCAGTCGCAGAAGAAGCGCCTGCACCGAACTGCACAGAGCGCCACGTTCCGGCAACCGTGCCGTTGTCTGTCAAGTAAATCTGCCAAGCTAGACCCGGAGAAACCGAAACGATGGCGTTGCCCGCGTTGTCGTTTACGGTGAAGGCATGAGCGCCGACGTTAAAGAACAGTGCCGTCTGACCCACGCTAACCTGATTGGCAGGCGGCATGGTGATGACGCGGCCAGATGCGTTGGGTGTAACGTCCATGATCTTGGCAACGACGTTCGCGTCAGTCGCCATTTCAATCGGCCACGAAAGCGTGACGTTGGCCGTAAGAGCAATGGACCTATAGGAAGGCTCAGCCGAATAAATGTTCGTGCCGCCAAATGTCTGGACGAAGGTCACGGATTAGTCCTCCCTGCGAATGATGCCGCGATCCACGACCTGACGTAGATCTTCGCCGTTAATTGCGCTGATGGCGATAGTGTAAAAATCTTTCCAGACGCCAATCATTTCCTCGTTCTTGAGGAATGGCTGCGCTTCCATGAGCGAACCATAGAGCAGTGCGTCAGGCGCATACTCAGTGAACCAGTTGGTCTGGGTGTTGTCGTCGAGATACGGAGGCTGCTCGTTGTAGAGGATCTCATACGGATACGCCTCGTCAGGCGTTGGTACGATCAGCCAGTGCTGGTAGTCATAGTCAGCGTAGAAGCGTGGCTCACCAGTCGTGGTCTGATTGGGCCAGAACGAACGGCAGTATTCATACGAGCGCGGATAAATCTCCTTGCGCGTATTGTTGCCAGTACCAACACCTGCAAACATACTGACGGTTTCGCGCCAACGGTCAGGCTTGGCATAGACAGCCGTGCCATCAATCATTGTGGAGCTGACAACGCTGATCGTCCCGACGACCTTGATGTCCCGCTGCAACCGGCGCTCGGCTAGATTGACGAGGTTCGGAAGCTGCTCATAGACAGTCGGGTCAGTCGCGAATGTTGCCCCGCGCTCGAGGTAAGCGCGAAGGTCATTGAGTAGACTGTTGTATGTCATCGCGACTGGCATGGCGGGAACCTTACATCAATTCAGAAATTGCTGCAATCAAAGCCACAACAGCAGCAACAGCCGCTGCCAGCTTGCCTTTGACGTTCATGAGCTTGACCATCATGGTCGGCTGGACAGGAAGGTTTTCACCGACCACGCCCTTAGCAGCCTTACCGGCTTCTTTTTTTACAGCCTTAGCTGCCATCTTCTTCAGGTCCATAACGGCCTCCTTACAACCAAGTAGCGTACTTCTTGGTCTTCATTTTACGGTCATCCAAACCGTGCGTGCCGCCATTGATGCGCTTTGTCAGAGCAAGAATAGCAGCGTCGTTGATACCCTGATCGCAGATGCCCCACAGCTTGTTCTTGTCAAAGAACCACAGGGCGCTTTCAAAGCAAAGCTCAGTCGCCACCAAATCAGGATTTGTCATAACCTCTGGGCGGCCAATGTAATCAGCAAATGCCTGATACGAAAATTTTCCAGTTAATTGGAGCGCCCCTCGGCCTCGGTACTTCCATCCGTCTCCGCTTCCCTCGTCCCCATTGCCCATGCGATTTGCATAGACACGATTGGCAATCTTCTGCGGTTGACGTTCGTAGGCTTTAGCCAGCGCATCAGTCGGGAAATACTTGCCGAAAATGCCACGCAGACCTTTCGCGCCATAGTTCAGGTTCTCCGAGAACGCTTTGAAGTTACCGCTCTCATGCGCCGTTTGAGCAAAAAAATGAGCAGCGCGATTAGGCGATAGCTTATAGAAAGCCGCAGCCGCCTTAAGCGTGCCCGGACCGAACGCGCCATCTGCTGTTACTCCAATCTTTTTCTGAAGGTTTACGAGGCTCATTGTGGACCTTTCAGATTATCGCGCCATGCCGGGAAATCGTTTTCGTCAACTACGCCATCGCCGTTCAGATCATAGCGCATGTCATTCCGGTACTTTTCCCACGGGGCCATATCGTCGTCGTCATCGTCATCGACAGCTTCTGTCAGTTCGACAGGATCTGCTACGGGCGCAGCCATAGGGGCGGCGGGGGCCATAGGCTCTGGCTCTGGCTCAGGATCTGGTTCTACGGCAGGCGGCTCTTCAGGCTTTGCGTCACGAGCGTTGGCATTCAAGCTTAGGCCACCAAGGAGGCCGACGAATGCGCCGACGATGGTGTTGAATGCGGGGCCGATGATCTCGAAGACCTTATCGCTGTCCACAATGTCGTTCGATACGAACATGCCAGCCACCATAGCGGCAACCACAACAAGGATGACCATTGCCAAAGTGGTAACAGCCAAGCGGATCGTGAACTCAATCGTGTCCTCGATGCCGTCCTGCTTGCTTTCAAATCTATCCCAGAAGCTCATCAGTTATCCCTTTCAGCCAGCGGATTAGCTAGGGTTTTCGTAATACGCTCATCAACCTGCTTCTCAAGATCCTTGATACGACGTTGCTGCTCAAGGTCTTGGGCGCGTAGCTCTTGTATAATAGCACGCTGAGATTGCAATGTCTCCCTCTCTGATACTTGCGTGCGCGCGGTCACTGCGTCAACCGTCTGGCGCGTACTCATGACACTGCTGCCGACGCTAGAAGACAGCGCCGCGAGGTTATCCGAGAGGTACTTGGTGGTTTCCAAGTTCATCTTAATCATGCGCTCGTTGCTATCTTGCCGCTCCTTCATCTTGTTGAACTCGTCACCCATAGACGCATAAGTCTCGGTAACTTCCTTCATGGTAAGGAATTGCTGGTAAACCTCGAAGCCAGCCCAAAGGGAACCAGCAGCAGTAGACAGAGCAGTGAGAACGACAAATAGCTTGCCGCCAGTAAACTTAATGCCGCCAACTTCAATGGAAGTGCCTTCAGGCTTTTCATCTTCATCACTCATACTGATCGTCCACCATCTCTTGCCAGCGGGCGTCTTGTCCACTCATCATGCGATATAATGCCATATTCTGGTCAGGAATGCGACGACCTTTGTAGATGTCGCGCGGCTGATAGAATGGTGCGTCTGGGATACGGGCTTGCGTGTACGCGGAATAGCCAGCCGGTATGGCCGCAAGCTGGGACATTGCTTCACTGTCGCCATTGTTTACGTCTCCCACGTCAATGACCTGACCAGCGGCCATCTCACCCTGCATACCCAACAGCTCCATCTGCTGCGCCTGACCAGATGGTGTTGTCGTATCGCTGCCAATAACTGTTGTGATCACAGGCGCGAATGTCGGCCCTTCTGTCGGGACTATAGCGTATGTCTCTGCAACCGTTTCTGTGGTCGTCTGCTCGCCATACTGCGCAGCGTACTGAGCATCGGCCTGAGCCACGAATGCTACGCTCTGGAGGCTGGCTTGCAGGACTGTTTCACGTGAAAACAAGTCCGCCTCCTCTACCGCCTCGCGCTGGAAGAACTCTACGTTGCGATCACGTCGCGCCTCACCCGCGATAGCAATCGTCTGATCCGGCCCTGACTGCTGCTGTTGCTGCTCGACACGTGCCGCTTCTGCCGCCTCAGCTTCTGCTGCAACGGCTTCAGTTGCTTGCGCTACGTCTTCTTCCGTCGGCGCACTTGACGCTTCAATAGCAGACATAGCTTCAAGCTGATCTGGGCTTAACGGCTCGTCGTTTGCATCCTCAGCCTGCTCTTCATCCTCCTGCTCAACGATGTCGTCAGAAACTATGTCCTCTTCTGGCACAGTCTCTTCAACCATTTCAGAAACCACTTCCGCCTCTGCGGCAGGTTCCTCGACAACAACCTCCTCCTGAACAGGCTCAGGTTCGTTTTGCAAAACTGTTTCTGTTGGATCGGGTGCAACATCGGGTGCTGGATCAACTGCGTCAGGGACAGGAACAACAGGCTCTGGCTCTGGAGCTGGCGCAGGATTGTCAAACGAAAGGCTAACACGATCAATCTGTGGGCCATACGGACCAGCCCAGAAGCCCACGTCTTGCCCGGTGAAGGTTATTGTGGCTGCGTCAAAAGCAGAGGCAGTGCCAGTGAAAGAGAAGACAGAGTAGTTTGGCTGGTATCCCTGCACGCTTAACAGAGGAACCGACTGCACAGGTTCACCGCCCAGATACAGATTAAGGTTGGCTGTTAGCCAATCAACCGGGCCGTTAGGGTTTGTGCAATAGCCGCCAATGCTGTTGTTGCAGGGCAGTCGATACTCAAAGCCAACGATGAAGCCCGTGTAATTAGCTTGCGTAGTCACTGTCTGCTGCACAACACCAGTCGCATAAGAGAAAACGTAGCAGTACCCACCAGCCGGTCCGCAGCCGTCATAGACACCACCGGGGCCACTCTCAGACCAACCAGCTAGGCCCTGCTGGAAGCCGCCATTAACTAGCAAGTTATCTTGCGCCGCGAGGGGCGTAGAGATTAGCGCCGCGAGGAGCGCTTGGGCTTGTTTTCTTCCCATGCTGCAGCAGCCTCTTTGCCGATCTTGCCTTGATACGGGCAAGGTGTGCCAGCCATGTTCATGGCGTTAAACACGCGCTCATCCTGACACAGCAACGATACAGCGGCAACGCGCATCCCCATATCGTAGAGCGTCTTGGATAGCTTCAGGGCTTCGCAGTTCTTGTCGCGGATGGTCTTGCCGCCCGAGATGCCGAGGATTTGCGTCTGCACAGCGCCTGACACGCCTGTCGTGCAGAGATCCTGCGAATAGCTCATCATGCTGGGGGCAATCGCCGAGGGCGGCGGAGATGTAATCTTCTGCGTCACGCTCTGGTTGGATTGGCTTTCGCTGTAACTTTTGCTGTCCGACACGTTGACGTTGTTGTTCTGGTTGACGCTACGGCTATCAGACGTACTGCTCGACACGCTCTGGTTCACGTTCGTGTTTACCGAGCGGCTGTCATTGATGTTGGTGTTAAGGTTTGTCGACGTACTCTCGCTGGTAGATACGTTGGTATTGAGATTGGTCGACGTGCTGGTCGCCACGCTGTCGTTGAAGTTACGGTTCGTATTCAGGTTGGTTGACGTAGACGTACTCTCATTCACGTTGCGATTAGTGTTCAGGTTGGTGCTGTTCACCGTGCTTGCGTTCACGCTGTTTATCGACTGGTTTATGGTGCTGGTCGAAACGTCGGTGTTGAAGTTGTTGTTGGTCGCGGTGATGGTGGACGTATTCTGGTTGATGTTCGTCGCGGTCCCAGACTGCACGTTATAGTTCGTGTTGGTCGACGTTGCTGTGCTGGTCGACGTGTTCACGTTATTGTTGTTGTTAGTCGCCGTCGACGTGCTGGTGGACGTGCTGGTGTTTACGTTGGTGTTGGTATTGGTGCTGGTGGCGGTGCTGTTCGTCGTCGTGTCATAGACGTAGTTGGTCGACTGAGCGACCGCCAAGCTAGACCACCCTACTGCTACGAGAACAAGAAACCGCCTATTTACCACGATCCGCGACCTGTTGAAGACGGTCTTCGATGCGCAGAAGGTGTGTCATCATCACGTCGAAACGACGGTCAATCAAGTCAAACTTTTCATCGCCGAATTGCAAACGCGACTCCAGCTTCGTCAGCCGGGTATTCAGATTCGTCCACACGCCAATGAGAGCGCCGACGAATGAGAGGACAGTAACAATCGTGTTGATGTCGATCTGCATTATTTCAGGTTCCGCAGCTTATAGATGGCCGACAGATATACACCTGTCAGGGTATCAATCAGGTTAGCGACAGCCCGATTGCCCTGACAGATGTCCTCATGATGCTCTTCAATCCATTTGGCGTCAGCCTCAAGGCACTTCAGGACATCCTTCTGCATGTCCGTTGGCGCAGGGATATTGCCGATGAGGTCGAACGCGCCCTGATAGGCTTCCACCAGCGGGTCGATTGCGTCGATAACGCCGTCATAAAACTCGCCCAGAGCCATGTGACGGGCAAAGCTGCCATCCCCCTTAGCGCGCCAGTGTGCGAAGTGAGCAAGGTTGCGGGCGTAGAATACGCGGGAGATGAGCTGCTCAATCATCAGGCGATCCGTTCAGCTACTGTGATAACAGACGGAATGGCCGGGGCAATTGCACCAGCAGCCGTATAATCGATTGTGACACCAGCGTTCTCAGGAAGCCACATGATTTCAATGTACTGCCCGGCTGTCACCTGCTCATAGAACACAATCTGAAAGAATCCAGCGCCACCATCCGCCAGCTTAGGAACACTTGTGATTGTTGCCGAGTTTGCGATGTCAGTTCCGTTCTTGCGGAACCATACGGTTGCGTCATGATCGCTGCTGTCTGAGTTCTTAAACTGAATGCTTGGTGCAATCATGTACGTTCCAGCAGCCGCGAAGGTAATCCGTGTCGGAACACCAGATCCGTTATTAGCCACCGAGATGCCGGCACTAAATGCTGTGGTGTTCATCTTTACCGCCGTCGCCGCCGAGATACTCCCCGTCTGGTCAGACGTGTCATATGCCGAGATATAGGCGCGCCCTGCAAGCGAAGCGTAAGGAACCGCTGTTGCCGAGTTGGCAATGTCAGACGCCGCAGCTTTCACACTCGAACCAGCCTGCACGATCTCAAGCAGTTCGGTCCCAGCAAGCGGCGTGGAGGCCGCTGTCATGTCCGTGATTTTGACGTTTGCCATTAGGGCCTCCTTAGTGGCGCTATATCATGAGTTAGAATGTCGGGAAAGCCTGTGTTGGCGGCGTAAAGTTGGACGTGTAGCGGGCGTAGCCTTTGGTCACACGAAGATCGTCCATATAGCCGCTGAGAGCGTAAGTAGCGCCTGTAGTGTCCTTCGGCTGTCCAATACGCAGCAATCCAGCAGTGCAGTTCGTTGTCCATGTCGTACTGCCAACATTGACGCCATCTTGGAATAGCCGCAATGTTCCGCTGCTTCTGGTCACGGCAACGTGATACCAGACGCCCGTAGTAACGGTTGTGCTTGCCCTGATTGGGGTGCTGCCGTCAGCGCGAACCCCAATAGCTGAACTTTCGACGTTGAGGAAAAAGCCGTCGCCAGACCCAAAGTTGTTAAAGGTGATAATCGTGGGTGAGCCTGAGACAGAATTGAAATACAGCCACATCTCGACTGTGAAGTCACCCGTCCCAAACGCGCTGTCTTTTGAAGATGCGGCAGGGATGTCAAGGAACCCACCTGTGCCATTGAAAAACGCTGACGATCCGCCAAACTTAGATATGTTAGTTACTACCTGCGCGCCGCTGACAGTCTCCATGTCGTTGATCGCCGTCGCATCGTAGATGCCAGCGTTCATGCCGTTGACGAGGAGGGTTGTGTTGGCAGTTGGCGTAAGTGGGGCAGTTGGAACAGTGTATGTGCTGGAGGTTGGATTGTAAACTGCCGACCCTTTAACAATACGGACATCAGACATGTACGCATTAAAATTGTAGCTTCCTCCAGCTTCTGCAAAAATAGTTGCACTCCCAGTAGCAAAATTCGTTCCGCCAGATGCGGTGGTAGCTACTCGAACTCCATTCAGAAATAGCGATAGGTTTGATCCACTGCGGCTAACAGCGACGTGGTTCCACATGCGAAGTGTCGGAATTGTGGAGCTGCGCACAATCCATGCTGTGTTTGCGGCGGCAATACCCCACTGACCCGTATCGTCCATGCCAATCTGAGCGCCGTTTGTGACGTTATTTCGCCAAAATGTGTTAAGAGTTCCAAGCGCCAATGGGTATAGCCAACATTCCCAAGTAAAATCACTAGTGCCCATCGCAAGAAGTGGGCTTGATGGCAGTGTTAAATAATCTCCGCTACCATCGCTGTACATCGACCCGCCGTTGCTGGCGATGGTGGCCGTGTAGAAGGGATCGAAGGACTGAGCCGAAACATCACCGTTACGGGTGATGGTGAAGTTGTTAGTGCTGTTGTCGATGAACCGACCATTCTGACAGGTGAGAAGCGACGTGTTGGTGATTGCAGTGAGAGGTGTTGTAGGTGGCGTAAACGCAGATGTGTAGACCGCAGTTCCTTTGACAAGGCGCGCGTTTGAAACATATCCTGTAATCGCGCCCTCACCCGTGGCAGAAGTTACAGGTCCGCCTATCCCAAGCGTTGCAGATGACCCAACAATGTCGGACGCTGAGATTGTTTGCGTGGCACGCAAAACGCCGTCAACATAGACCCTTAGCGTCGTAGAGTTTTCACGGACAAATGCTAAATGGTGCCAAGCACCATCATTTATGCTAACGCCAGTCGTAATATCGTACCAGCCGCTTGCGTATCGCAGAGTGACCGCCGCCTGATTGCTGTTACTAAACCGCGAGCGAAGCGCCCAATCGCCGGTAGTATTAAAATTTGCCCCCCATTTGCCAATAATGGTGCTGTGCGTTGTGCCGGTGGTGACGTTTGAATTAAACCAGCATTCAACCGTAAAGTTGCCCGTGCCAAACTGAAGCGCGGCATTATCTGCGACTGACAGGTAATCCCCAGACCCATCAAAATAGTTCGACCAATACCCCACCGTGTTGAACGGCGAGTTGCCGGTAACGGTTACTTCACCTGTCGGTGTGATGACGAAGTTGTTTGTGCTGTTGTCCGTAAAGGCAGCACTTTGGCAAGTCAGCAGGGACGTTCCACTAACAGCCGTAAGGTTGGTTGTCGGTGGCGTAAAATTGCTAGTGTAAAGAGCGGTGCCTTTAACCACACGGAGATTAGAGACGTTCCCTAATCCCCATTCATTAGCCGTTGAAGAACCAATTCTCACGGCGTGGCTGGATATGTCAGTGGTGTACGACCCAGAAAAACCTTGCACGCCGTTGATGAATATCCGCAATGTCCCACTGCTACGAGTAACAGCCACGTGAAACCACGTGTTGTAGCCGGGATTAATCCCGCTGTCGTAAAACCCATTTGAATACACTTGGATCGTTGAAGACGCGCCCGAATAGGAGAAGAGCGTGAACGACACGCCAGATGCAGAATATCCGCACCAGAAGTTAGCCGACGATCCGCGATAGCCCCAGCATTCTATGGTAAAATCACCAGTGCCATAGTTAAAAGCGGAACTGCTAGGGACGGTTAAATAGTCTCCATTCCCATCAAAGTAGTTTGACCAATTTGCGATGTCGCTCTGATTGTAGGTGATGCCGGGGTTGCCGGGAGAGAATGGCGCGAAGTCGGTGACTGTGACACTGCCCGTACTGGCAACAGTATAGTTATTAGTGCTGGCATCGCGGAAGCGGTTGCTCTGACACGTGAGAAGCGAAGTGCCGCTGATTGCGGTAAGTGCAGATGTGGGCGGCGTAAAGTTAGACGTATACACCGCTGTACCAACAACCATGCGAACATTGGATTGATAGCATGGGTTTCCGTTTGTAGCTCCACCATATCCACGATTTAACTGAAACGGACCGCCAGTGAATGTTTTTCCAGCATAGGAGCCTGTCGCAACGGAAGTACCGTTCACATACGTGGTGGAATTGGATGAGTTAGAAACAAGCGCAATATGCACCCACGTGTTTGCGGCCACCACCCCAGACGATGATGCTGAAATGTTGCCGTTAGAGTAGAAATTTAGGCCGCCACTCGAGGTGAGATATAGGAACCAACAGGACGCTGTGTCTGCTGTACCTTGCGCAAAAATAGTTCCGCCGGGAAGAGATGTGAAATAGAACCAGCCCTCTACAGTCCACGTTCCTGTTCCAGTTGCAGGGCCACTTATCTGAAGGTAGTCAGATGATCCAAAATAGTTTGACCAGTTCGCGCTGTATGGCGTTGCACTACCCTGCCTCGTGTTGCCGCTACGGCTGATCGGATTAAACGCGCCACTGCTGTCCACAAACAGGTTATTGTTTGCGTTGCCCAGAGATGTAGTTGAGAGCAGCAGGGTGACATACGGGAAGTATGGATCAGCCCCCGTAACACCCTGCGTCGGCCAAACACCTTGCTTTAGCCAATAAGACACCTCGTCCATCCGCCACATACCGGGAGCAGAGCCAGTTTGGACGGGGCCGGTCGGGGTTGCCGGGTTTTTGGTTATGATGTTGGCCTGATAATTACTCATGTTCGCTCAACCCAAGAAAGTGTTTCTTCGTCCCAGAGATATAATGCACCATCTTCGGGGTAAGGTACAGGCGCGATCCATAAGCAGCTATCTTCGTTCAGTGACCAACTTGGATAAGGCTGCGGAGGTATGAAAGCATCGCGCTCTGCGTCATAAGCATACCCAATACCAGCAAAGTTTTTGCGTAACGGACGCCCGTCAGGATGCTGGCCGCCTTGAGTATTATATGAGGTTTGAACCCAACCATCACCAAAAAGGCCGCTATCAATCACGTCCTGTTCAGCCACAATGACCTGAGTGACAATCCCGTCTTCAACCTTTGCAAAGTGAGCCATTGCAAACCTCAATATGTGATTGAGCCAGAAGTGGTGAACGTGTAAATCGTGTACCCTCCGCTCGTTGTTACAGTTGGTGAGCCAGTTGTAGAGGCCGCCGCCTGCGTGGCGCGAATGACAACCACACCAGAGCCACCATTACCGCCGTAGATACCGTAAGTATCGCCGCGATTGCCGCCACCGCCGCCGCCAGTATTGGCTGTGCCGCTTGTTGCGTTTGTGCTTGAGAATGTGGCGTTGCCTGCGCCACCGCCCCCACTGCCGCCTGCGCCACCCGTACTACCCCCAGAGCCACCGCCCCCGCCAGCGTATGTAACTGAAGAGCCGGTTATTGACGACGCAAGACCAGCACCGCCAGCGCCACCTCTGTTGCCTCCAGAGTAAAACCCGTTTTGGCCTGCCGCACTAGCGCCACCACCGCCACCGGCACATTCTTGTATACCAGTGCCGCCTGCGTTCCCTTGCCCGCTAACACCCGCGCCGCCAGTTGATGCGCCAGAACCTTCACCTGCACCGCCGCCGCCGGAGCCGCCAGAAGCGCCAGTTTGGGCAGTGCTGTATGAGCCACCCCCGCCACCGCCTGTTGTGCTGACCCCCAAAGCAGACGATGAGGTACCATTCCCGCCACGAACAAAAGCTTCAAATACAGACCCTGCGCCGCCGCCGCCAACCGTCACGGCGTATGTAGTCCCCGGCGTCAGTGTGGTTGATCCAGTCAACATACCGCCTGCGCCACCGCCGCCGCCGACAGTACCGCTACCACCTCCGCCACCAGCAACGACGAGATATTCTGCCGTGACAGTGCCAACAGGCGTAACGCTGTTGCTTGCGGCGCTAGATGATCCGCTAAGACCAGCCGAATTAGTAGCGCGAACCGTGAACGTGTAGGCCGTTCCGTTTGTCAGACCAGAAACCGTAACTGGAGACGAAGATCCTGTACCAGTGATGTTACCGGGGCTAGATGTCACTGTGTAGCTTGTAATTGACGCAGGATAGCCTGCGTCAGCCGGTGCCGTAAAAGCAACGGTTGCCAGAGCGTTTCCTGCGGTTGCGGTGCCAATAGTAGGAGCGCCCGGACCGCGCGGCCACAAAGACTGGCCGATTGCCTGAAACTGCTGCTCAATGGTGGACACGCCGTATGTGTTCGGCGGAATGCCGAGTGCGGGAGGATTAGCCGTTAAGAAGCCGCCACGATAACGCCGGGACATTAGCTATCCCCTTAGCTGAGTTCTTCGTAACTTACGGTATATGCAATCCCACTGGCGGTGCCAGATGTCACGACAATGCTCGTGCCTTCCTCAAGGTAAATCTGCGTGGTCTTATCTACCACGATCAGAGAAGCATCTGCAGGAACCGATACGGTTGAAGCAATCGGGTATGCCGTCCCGCCAGAAGGCGCTGAGCCTTGGGCGACGGCACCGTTCGTGTAAATTGAAACGGTGCAGTCGACAGCGTTGGTACCGTTCACGTTGGCTGCCACAATCTGATTGATCTTAAAGACCTTACCAGATGAAGCGGCGTTCGGCAGCAGAACGACAGCAGATGTCCCAGACGGGTTGTAATACGTCGTCTTGCCTGTTGCAGTCGTAAGACCAAGGATGTTTGGAGCCGCCATAATTCAGTCCTTATAGCCCGAAGAGGAAGTTAATGCCAGTGACCTTGGCTTGAGAGATGCCAGTTGCAGCAGGAGCCTGAGATACCCACGTTGTGCCATCGCTGACAAGCACGTTACCGTTAGCGCCCGGAGCCACCGTCTGAAGCGCGCTGGTGCCGTTACCAAGTAGAACAGCGTTGGCCGACAAGGTGTTCGTGCCGATACCACCATTAGCGACGCCCAGTGTGCCAGTGACGCCCGTAGACAGCGGCAAGCCGGTTGCGTTGGTGAGCGTACCAGAAGACGGCGTGCCAAGGTCGCCACCATTGACGACAACAGAGCCGGCAGTGCCGACGTTGGTGCCAAGCGCTGATGCTACGTTGGTGCCAAGACCACTCACGCCCGTTGAGATCGGCAGGCCAGTCGCATTCGTCAGTGTCGCGGCAGAAGGCGTGCCAAGGTTCGGCGTGGTGAAGACTGGAGAGTTGGTCAGAGCCACATCGCCAGTGCCGCTTACCGCATAGCTCGTACCCCACGCAGAGCCAGTCGATACGGCGATGCCAGCAGCCGGATAGACCATGCTGCTTGGAGCTGGCCCCCACGTTGCAGTCGTGCCGTCAGATGTCAGGATGTAACCGTTAGCGCCGATTGCAAGGCGACCAGCAGTATTAGTGCCAGTGCCGATGATAAGGTCGCCAGTGGTGGTAATCGGGGACAGATTGTTAAAGGCGTCCGATGCGGTGGTTGCATTCGTACCACCTGATGCAATCGGCAGCGTACCAGTCGTCAGAGCCGATGTGGAGGTCGCATAGACCGCGCCACCAGATGTGAATGCTGTGAGGCCCGTACCGCCGTTTACGGTGGTTACAGGCGTAACAAGGCTGAACTCAGTGCCATTGGTGAGCTGCAGGCCGTTGCCAGCCGTGTAGAGCGTGGCGTCCGAAACCTGAACGAAGTTAATTGCTGTCGTACCAAAGGTAATCGTACCTGTGGTATTCATCACATAAGTTTCACCAGCGCCCGTGTTACCTGACGTGATGAAGAACGCATCGCCTGCGCCAAGGCCGTTCGGGCTTTTCAGCGCATAGGTGTCAGCATCGCTGGTGCGGGTCAGAACCCAAGCCGTCGAACCGTTGCCGACAACCGTGACTTCATAGACGCCATTCTCAAACGCATTTGTCTGATTATAAATCAGAATGCGGTCGCCGACCTGAGCTGTTGGGCCATCAGGAGCAAATGCTGCAAGTGTGCCATTGTTGGTCAGCGTAGCGCCAACGCCAACACCGGGGCCACCCGGCTGGTTGTACAGCGCGTTAAGGTTGCCGGTGGTGTTCGGAACCTCGTACTTAACTGCCGTGTGATACGTGATGCCAGAGGACACCTGCGTATCTACGTAGGTCTTGTTAACGAGATCGTTCGCGCTTGTCGGCGTCGTGCTGACCGTACCAGAAGTCAGCGAAACCGACGTGAGTGTCGGCGTCATGCTGTAGCTTGGATTGCCGCCGCTGTTGACCAGAACGCCTGTGCCAGCCGCCAAGAACGTCGTAGTGTCAGCCGCGCTTTGATACGGGATCGAACCAGCCAAACCACCATCAATGTTGGTAGCCGTGGTCGCGCTGGTCGCAGATGTCGCTGTGCCAACAGTAATCGATGCTGGGTTGATGTAATACGGAGCAGTGCCGTTTGATCCTAGCAGGTAGCCATTCGCGCCCACAGGCAGCTTATCGAGCTGTGTGGTGGTGTTGGCGAACAGGATGTCGCCGACAGAATAGCTGCCGATGCCGGTACCGCCGTTTACTGGAACGAGGATGCCGCCAAGGGTGATCGTGCCAGCGGCAATGATTGGGCCGCCGGATGTCGTAAGACCCGTTGTGCCGCCAGACACGTCGACGCTGGTGACAGTACCGGCACCAGCCACAGCCTGCCAGATTACGTCGGTTTCGCCCGGGTTGATGAAGAGAGCCTTGCCAGCATTGCCTGTGTAAGACGGAAGTAAGTTCACGCGAGCGGCGGCTGCTGACGTTGCACCTGTGCCGCCCTTGTTCACCGGCAGCGTGCCAGTGAGATCCGACATGGGGATAGCGGCCACTGATGTGAACGGATTCAGGCCGTTGCCAAAGATGTAACCGCTGAGCGAGTCGTTAGCGCCCGTGCCGCCCTGTGTGATCGACAGCGGCGTGGTCAGGCCGGAGATGGACGTAATGTCTGAGTTCGCGCCAGACTTAGCTGCGCTGAGGTTGGCACGCGCTGCTGTGGCTGTAGTCGCCCCTGTGCCGCCGCTTGCGACGTTAAGGGTTCCACCCATGACAATCGTGCCATTGGTGGTGATCGGGCTGTTGGTGAAGTTCAGACCAGTCGCGCCGCCATCCACGCCGACAGACGTGACAGTGCCAAAGCCAGCGCCGCTGGCAGAGATGGTTATACCGCCAGAAGAGTTGCTGATGCTGATGCCAGAGCCAGCAGTGAGCGTGGCAAGCGTGTAACCAGTGCCGTTACCAATCAGGAGCTGACCGTTCGTTGGCGTGGTGCCGAGGCCCGTACCGCCGTTTGCAATCGTAATAGCGCCGGAGAGTGCGCTGACAGCGACGTTGCCGCCTGTGATATTAACTGCGCTGGAGTTCTGCAGAGCCATGTCACCAAAGCCGAATGTCGATGGCGTGAGTTGGCTCAGGGCGATGCGGTAGTTTTCGTTCGCGAAGACAGCCGGGAACTCGACGTTGCCAGTAACGGCACCGACCCACGGCGTCATCTGGGAGATTTTAATGTCGGCCACTTAGCTCTCCTGAACGATAAATTCGTCGTCTTGCGTGAGAATGCGCTGTATACCATTCTCATCAAGAACGTAATAGGTCGGATTATAATCCGGGCGAGGATTGCGCACAGGCACAGGGTCGGGCTTCAGAAGCAGGCGGCGATAATACGGCTGAGGAACGTCATCGCAAGAAGCGCAAACATAAATGCCAAGCCCAACAGGGACCGAGCCACCACGATAGTCTTTCTTTTCGCGGAGGTGGGTGTGTTGCACGAGGAATCCGCAGCCGTCGCATATCGCGATTGCTCTTGGATCTTTTGCGTCGAATACTGGTTGGGTTCTACGTTTACGTCCCCGTCCGAAACCGTACTGCATCAGTACCCCCATTGATCAATGGTGATACGCAGAGGTACGCGCTCGCGGTCCTCAGCAGCAGCACGATTATAGGCTCCGTCTGCAAGGCCCTGAAGAAACTCAAGGCGGTCAGGTGCGAATTTAACAGCCAGCTTGGCGGCGAGGCCAGCGGCGATTGCTTCCATCCAACGGTTCGGCGCGTCCATGCTATCAGTGAATGCGCCGGCATCCTCTTGGATTTTCATGCGGTGATAGAACAGCGTAACGCCCGCTTCTTGCGGCGCTTGCCAAATGTAAATCCGTGGTGTGATTGTGCGCTGGAAGTAATACTGGAAAGGGCGCTGACCAAGCTGCGCTTTGTTCGGCAGGGCGTCGTATTCAGCACGACTGATCGGCGACATCATCAGATCGGTGTTCTGATTGCCCGAAACTGTGCGCGTGTAGACCTGCAGTAGCGAAACCGTGCGCGGCTCGAGGTCGTAATACAGAGTACCCGGGGTCAGAGTGATCGACTGGAGATCGACTGCCCACAGGTTCGGGCCATTGTTGGCCCAGTCCGAGAACATGTAATTGATGGAGCGGCGCGCACTATCGATGTCATTCGAGGACAGCGTGCCGGGGTTACGCCCAACGCGCTCATAAGCCTCAGTAATGATATCGATCTGTTCGGTGTTGCCGAACGTGTACGTGCCGCTCGTGGTCATTTTTTCCTCGCCGCCTGCATGTTAGCCACAAGCGAAGGATACTTGCTTCCTGACTTGCGAGCAATGGCTTTGGCTTTAGTCTTTTGAGCGGGAGTTAGAGGCTTGGGTTCGCCAAGCCCCTTTGGCCGAGGCTTGTCCCAAACCTCTTTCTTCCCACGCATTACTTGCCCTTTTTGGCAGGCGCTTCTTCCACAGCCGGAGCTTCTTCAGCAACCGGAGCTTCTTCAGCGACAGGTTCAGGAGCGGCTTCAACCACCGGCTCAGGCTCAGGAGCGGGAGCAGGGGCAGCCTTGGCAGGCTTGCGGAAACCCAGCATCTCTTCGAGCGACTCTTCGGTCACCTTTTCCCAATCGCCTTGTGAGAGGACGATTTCCTGCTGTTCACCTTTAGCGTTCGTATAACGACGAAGAATCATGATAAACTCCTATCAGGCGTAGGTTTTGATCATCTCGAGGATGATGCTGTAAGTGTCATTGGCAGCAGCGCCAACAGTCGTAAACGAGATGTCGCCCGTCTTGCCCGTGCCAGCATTGTTGCCGAGGATTGCGGTATCGTCAAAGTTCAGAGTGTACATGCCGGGTGCGAGGATAACCGCACTCACGTCAGTATCAGCGTCCCAGAGGATGTTAACTGACATGCCGCTGATCATAGCCGTGATCTTGCGGATTGATACACCTGTGCAGGCTTTGCCAAGGTAGTTCGCCTTCAAAGCCGATACATCGACCTTAAGAACGGCGCTCTCACCCGTGCCATCCGACACGTTGTTGAACTTCATGACGGCTTGGCTGTCACCGTCAAACAGGGTCTGCGAGTTAACAGCGTCAGCCATTATTTCATTCCTTTCAGAGTCATAGCAAAGCGAGCGCGTTGACCCAGCTTACCGGGCTTCTTAGCGGCTGCTTCCAGCTTTCCAGCGGGGATCGGCTTGCCAGCTTTGGCACCGAGTTCTTTGCGAAGTGCGCCGGGCTTTTTGATGGCTTCGGCAATCCAGTTCTTTTTACCACGCATGTCAGCAGTTCCACGCTCTGAGTGATTTATTGATCCGGCTATTCGGATCATTAGCGGTCTTAGCAGATGTTAGCTTCTTTTTCATCCCCTTCATTCGGGCGCAGAAGCTATCACGGCGAGATCCGCCTTCGGGCTGCGGGCGCTTGAGATTGCTGCCAGTGGCTGCATTATAAGCCTTACGGCCGGCTTCATTTAATCCGCCCTTGGGGTTCTTATGCTTAGCCTTGAACTGGAAATCTTTCTTAGCGCGCATTCCGGTCTCCATATAACTGGGGCGACCCGAGAGCCGCCCCAATCAATTAGGCTTGCGTCACGCCATAGAGGCCAGTGACCGTGTCTGGATTTTCGATGTACATCCAAACAGTCAACTGCTTCGAGCCATCAGCAGCGTCAGCAGGAGCAAAAGTCCCGCGAACGTCGCCAGTGGTTGTCGTGGCCGGGCTTGTCGTCACGGCTGCCACAAACGTGCCAGTCGTTACAAACGCGCCATTCCAAGCGGTCAAGCAGTAGTTCCGGCTGTCAGCGCGGAAAGGCAGGCCAAACACGTCGCCAGTGCCGACGAAGAAGTCGGTAGCTGCAGCCGAAGCTGCAACGCTGGTGATCGTTTTGAAAGCCTTCTTACCAGCAACGGCAGTCGTGCCATTCAGGGTAATCGCTTCCGACATCGGAACGCCATAAACGTCCGTGCCAGTGATCGTCAGAACAGCCGTGGCAGCGCCAGCAGCATCAACAATGACGTTACGAGGAACGTCGAGAGTGACAGTGCCACCAGAAGCCAAAGCCCCGTTCAGCAACGCATTGCCAGCAGCGGCAAGTGTTTGCTGAGCGCAGATGCCGTCTGCATCCAAAGCCACCGGAGTTACGTCATAGACGAACATCGGAGACACAGGAACACCCGGAATCGGAGCGGCCCCGTTGAGGCTGAAACTACGACCAACCCGGACGCCATCAGAGAAGTGAGTCATGATTTTTCTCCATAGCTAGGGGGTGACGTTAGCCACCCCCTGAGTCCGATTAAGAAGCGCCCTGAGAACCCCAGCCAGCGCGGAAGTTCGAGCAGCCGAACGAATAACGCTCAATGGCTTTCGCCTTGAGGTTGTCGGTGTCGAAGTCCGTGTAGACATCGGTTTCAAGAGCTTCACGCTCGTAGTACTTGAAGCCGTTCGGAGCGTCCGTCAGCAAGAACCAGCTGTTCGTGTCGGTCAAGAACATGTTAACGCGATGACCCTGCGGAACCGCAGAGTTGTTGTAAATCGCATTAATATCGTTGTTTGCCGTATCGACACGGAACTGCGATTGCAGAAGGCGCGTGGCCGTCCACTGCAGTTCGGCCGGAACAATCAGCTTGGTCGGCTTCGTCATGATGCGGAGGCCCGCAGCATCACGGAAGCGTTGCACGCCGACGATAGCATCCTGAAGCGACGTTTCGTTGAGGTCGGCCTGCACCGTGAAGGTGTTGGCAACCACGCCGTTGTCGATTGGGTGCTGCGTCGAGAACAGCGGCTGGCCGTCGCCAATCGGGAAGTTCGACGAGAAGCCGTTGTTCAGAACGGATGCGCCGAGAACTTCCTTGGTCTGTTCCATCGACTGACGAAGAGCCTTCGCCTGCAGCGGGAACGACGACTGGTACAGGTTGTCCTTGATCGCCTGACGGGTGATGATGAAGCCGATGCTGGTGTAACGGTTCACGTAGTTCGTTACATAGCGCTGACCCATTTCGCCGTAAGCGGTCGAAGCACCTTCTGCCTTGATCTGAGCGAGGCCAAGCAGCTTGACTTCGACTTCGATTTCGACAGCCTTATCGGACGTGTGCTTCTCGAAGATTTCCGACCATTGACCCGGATACATCGGATAGTCGCCGAAAACGGCAGCCAGACCGGGACGGAGCAGGTCGCGAATTGCGGTTGTATTAATAGCCATTTCTTATGTCTCCCTGCTTGGCCGATTAGACGCCAGTCACGCCACCCCGATAGAGGTGGTTGTTGATGGTCACGAGCCAGTTAGCGAAGGCACCAACAGCGTTACCCGGGGTCGGGTCAAGCTGCAGGATCTTGCAGTTCAGCGTCGAAGTGTCAGCTTCCGTAGCGTTGTTGATCGACACAGCCGACTGACCAGTCGACGTGGAACCAGCGGTGTACAGGAAGTTGATGTTCAGGCCACGATCAGCGAGAGCCAACGGAGTGCCGGCAGCGCCAGAACCGTTGGTTTCTTGAACGGTGAACACGGTGTCGGGATCGTCAATCACGAGAGCCTCAACGGTCGAGCCGGTGAGAACGCCCGGGTTGCCCGGCCAGTAGTTCATGAACTTCACCACGCCGGTGCTGTCGGTGTACTTAACACCCCAGAAAACGCCAACGCAGGCATTGCCAGCGGTGCCGACTTCGAGATAGCCCGAGGTGCCAATGGTGACGGGATCGCCACGGAAAATGGCAGTCGCATACGTGGTAACGATTTGATAAGGATTAGTTGCGCCAGTCCAAGCAGAGCCATCCAGCTTCTTGACGGGGACGAACCCCTGAGGCGCATTGGTGCCGTAAGCCATACGGAATCTCCATGCTGAAGTTTGAAGGTTTGTCTGCCGGTACGTAACGGCAATCGATCTATGTAGTGGATACGTGACCACCATCGAAGGTTAGTGGATACGTGACCACCATCGAGAAATGAAGAAATATATTACGCAAGGCTGACGGTCAATAGACAAAAGACCCCCGCCAGCACTGGACCGGCGGGGGCTAGTGGGTTCACAGTAATCGCTCACTGTGACCGGAGCTGTTAGTCCTTAAACGAAGTTACGCGCTCAAAGCCGACACTGCTGTCGTCGATGCGCGGCATATTCGGATCCGACTGACCAGTCCAAGCCACATCCTGCAGAACTTCCATATTCTCAATGTCGCGTTCTTGACGTGAGATTTCCACGTCTGCGGTGATCCGTTCGCAAAGGATAAGACCGCCACGACGGATGACCGTCGCTTCCATGCCTTCGTAACCGGGCAGCGGAGGCGGGACCATCTCAGGGTGACGAGCGGCCGGGACCGGCTGCCAGCCACGAACCATGCGATCCGTCATGTTATCGGGATCAGGCTCGTTGAGCGTGGATTCGCGGACCCAAGCATAGGTCATCCCATCAGGGATCTTGTTGCTGGGAACGTGCAGCTTGGACTGAAAGTGCGTTTCAGACTGCGCCCGCATGTCTGAGCTGCGCGTTGTTGCTGTGCGGCTTTGGGCCACTCGTGATACTCGTGCCATAATAAATTACCCCCGCCGTTGCTTGAGCATGAAGGCAGCATGATATCGCTCTGCCTCTGCATCGGTCATCCGCTGACCATTTGGTTTCTTGTATGCGCCTGAAGCTGCCATGTTGCGGGCGAACTGACGTTCTGCCGGCGACAGGGAAACCTTGGCAGTGCGCTTCGAGGGAGTGTCAGACCCTGAGCTGCGCACAACTGGAGCGACGCTGTTGTCTCGCTTCATCTTCGGTGTTGCCTTTTTAGGGGCTGACCTGTCCGGGAAGACATCGGCAAACTCAGCCCGCATATGTTTGTCGATTTCCTTGAAGTACGCAGCACTGCCGATTTCTTCTGCACGGCCATCCGCTTTGTAGCGGCGTTCAAGGCGACGCGCATAGATCGTGGCTTCTTCGTGCATCTCAGGATCGAAGTCAGGTGACTGCGGCTGGAACCAAGGGTTCTTCTCAATCCAGTCGCGAGTACGTGGCTCCAGAGTTACCTGTTGCTGCTGCTGAGGCTTCGGCTGCTCTGCAACCTGCTGCGCCTCAACCATCTTCGCTTCGGCATCTTTGCGCCATGCATCGATGCCAGACAGATCGCTTTGAATCTGGTTGAACTGCGCCTGCAGTTCAGCCTGCTTGCGAGCATCCCCCAGAGAGATAGCTTCTTCGATCTGGCCAAGAACCACGTTAGCATCGCCGCGCAGGCGTTGCTCATAGTGGGTCATCATAGCGAGATCGGATTGCTGCCTTAGTGCTGCTTCCTGCTGAAGACGTGCCTCAATCTCTTGAGCGCGGCGCTCAGCTTCTTGCGCACGACGAGCCAGCTCAGCGATGCGTCGTTCTGCGTCGCGTTTGCGAGGGCGAGGTTCTTCTTCTTCCTCTTCCTCCTCGTCGATCTGATCATCGTCTTCAGCTTCGGCTTCCTCTCCATCATCATCGGAGGCCTCCTCTTCGTCGTGATCTTCTTCCTCGGACTCGCCTTCGTCCTCAGCGACAACCTCGCTGGCTTCGTCTTCGTCGTCCAAGTAATCGGCTAGATTACCGCCAACATCATCGTCATCAAGCTCAAGCTCGACACTATCGGTAGGCCCCTCTTCAAAGAGAGGAAGATCCAATTCTTCTGGACCGTCATCACCTTCAACCATCTAAACCTCCATTAAAACTTCGTGGCGTCTTTGACTGACTTCACGTCTGTCGGATCGGTAATAACGGCCATGATGCGGTCATCAGGGATGATTGCAACGGCAACACCGCGATACGAAACGGCAGTGGCTTCATAGCGCGGGATCATCACCCAATCGCCAACCTTGCACCAAGGGCCGCTATCCTTGAACTTCTCACCCTGATAGGCTTCAGGTCCAAGCGCGCAGACCAGCGCGGAGCAGGACTGATACTTCTCTTCAGCCTGCATACTGATTGGACGGTAGAGGGTGACCTGCTTGCCATCTTCGGTTGTGATGACGCTCAGCTCATCCGGCTCGACGTAAATCTTCAGTGCGACAAGGTAACCAGCCGGGCGCATATCAAACGGCCTGCCAGTCATGGCGATGAATTGCTCGTCAATAAGCTGACGCGCCAACTCCTCCTCATGCGCCTCGACATGGCTTAGGCCCTGCTTAGGCGGGATGTTAATCCCTAATAGATTCTCGCTCACCAGAAATTCTCCTTCTTTGGTTGCTCCGGTTTTTTATCGTCATCAGGTTGATGCATCTTCCTGTAGACCTCGTTGATCACCCCAATCGCATCCGTGTACGCGCGCACGAGTGCGTTCCCCTCAATCACTTGAAGAGCGATTTCTTCTGCTGTTGTGGCTGGAATGCGGCCATCACTGCCATAGGCGGCCGGTGTAAATCGTGCGTTGAGAGTGTATTGAGCGGCGCGGTCACGCTGCTCGCTAATCAGTTCGACGCTTCTGCGCCTTATCTCTTCCGCTGACATTCTTTTGCTCCGGTAGTTTCTTATAATTTTTCGTCGCAGAGACGAACTCTTGTCCTACCTTCTGCGATATATTCAACTTCTTAGCAAACGCCGGAGAATGTGCAACAGCCGACATCAATCTAAATTGCCTTTTCGACCGAGCTGGCATCCTCCGGCGGCCCCCGTTATTACTTGCCGCGAATTTTGTTCATAACATCGATGATCTTGCCTTCCGGCGTCATCATGCCTTTGCGCACCTTACCAGCGCCACCCTTGGCGAGCTTCGTCGGCTTATCGCACATACCCTTGCGGGTCTTGCCAGCGCCGCCGACAGCCTTCTTCACGGGCTTCTTCGTCTCGCCAATCGCAATCATGACAGCCAGACCGTTCTTTGGCTTGCCGCCCTTCTTCATGCCGCCCATTTCAGTGGCCAGCTTACGGGCCGTGTCTGAGGAGGTTTGGACCTTGCCGCCTGATTTGTGATACATCTTACTTGCCTTTCATCATGCCCTTGCGGACTTTGGCTGCACCACCAGCGGCGAAGCGACGGTTAGTGGATGCGGCAGCTGCCAGACCAGCCTGAGAGCGGCCGATCTTGTTGTATTCTTCCATCTTCTGCTGACGTGCTTTACGCTCAGCCAACAGCTTATTGCGCTCACCAGCATAATCACGAACCCGCGAAGCCCCCTTGGCAATTTCCTTTTCGCGTGCGCTGGTATCAAAGAAGTCCGCGATGATATCCCGGCCAGTGCGAACGGTATCCTTTGGACGCGTAGCAGCCGGCGTAGCGGGACGCGCAGCAGGACGTGCTGCAGCCGGCGTAGCGGGACGCGGCGTGGCAGCTGGAGCAGCATTCTGCGTGGCGGCTGGAGCAGCATTCTGCGTGGCAGTCTGTGTCTGCGTCGCACGGCGTGTGACGGGCGCAGCACGACGTGTAACAGTCGCGGCCTTCGCCTTCGGTGTTTCAGCACTCGGCATGGCGCTGAGGCCCTTGAGCGTAGCGCCTACGTCGACGGTCTTAGGAGCAACAGACTGGCTGCCCTTTTTCGCCATCGACTCGTCAAACTCGCGCTTGGCCATGCTGGCGCCCTTAGTCTGGCGGGCTTCGCGCAGAGCTGCCTTGGCAGCCTGTTCTGCGGCTTTCGTCGCAGTACGGTCAGCGCCAGTCTTCTTGGCGTAATCGTCGGCGATGTCGGCCTTCTTGCGTTCGAACTTCGCCTTGGCGACGCCTTCGTTCTTACCCTTGGCAAGTGCGACCTTATAGGCCATCTCGACCTTGCGCATACGCGCTTCCATGCGATCCTTGGCTTCGCCGCCTTCAGCAAAGTTACCAGCCTTGATACGCGACATAACGCGCTTGGCGGTGTACTCGTCAGTCGGGCCGCCGTCTTTCATGACAGGCGTGCCCTTGGCCGCAGCGCGGGCGGCAGCGTTCTTCATCAGGCCAGTGAAGTCCTGCTCGGCTTTCATCGCGCGCTTGGCACCAGCCATAGCCTTACCGCCATCAGCGTAGCAGCCAGCTTTACCGCCACCCTTCTGAGCCGGAATGCCCAAAAGCTTATCAGCACGGGCGCGCTTGGCAGCGTCAGCCTTGGCCTTCTCAGCTTCACGACGCTTCTGCTCTTCCAACATGCGCTTACCGCGCGCTGTCGTGATCAAAACGTCGTCAGCTTCCGGCGTATTGCGGCCGCTTGCGGCGCCGCCATTATTTTTTTTTACGACACCACCAACCTTATAGGTCGGGATCGGGCGTGCATTGGCGCGCTTCTGCAAGGCAGCCGCTGCATTCTTCGCAGGCGCAGGTTCCTTCGTATTCGCGAAGAACGTCTTACCAAAAATCGCCCGTGCTTTATCCCGTTGTGAGTCGTTAGCCATTCTAGCCTCCAAAAGACCCTTGGTCCCGTTGTAAATCAGCTGCCAGCTTCATAGCAGCAATTGTTTCCTTTGTCTCGCGATCAGCAGCTTCGCTTTCCGCGATCATCTCAGCCTTACGCAGTTCGACGTTGGCCTTGACCTGATCGCTGACTGCCTTCTGCTGAACCTTTTCTGCTTCAATCTGAACCAGAGGATCAGGCTGAGGCTGCTGCTTGTACTGCGGCGCAAGCTGTTGCATCGCCTGCGCAACCATAATCGCCAGCTGATTTTCCATTTCCGGCGGCATTGGCATACCCGGAGGCGGAAGCGGCTGACCAATCATCTGCTGGACCTGAACACGCAGCTTGAGCGCCATGTGTTCGTTGATGTGGGCCTGCAGATTCGGGTTTTGCTCAGCGAGTGGCATGTGCGCCGCGATGTGCGCGTCATGATCCTGATACTCGCCAGCCTTGAGCGGGCCACCCATCATCGCCGTCTGGTTCTCCGTGAGCGGATCCATCGGCATAGGCGGCATCGCCTGCTTGTTCGGCAGCAGAGCTTCGACCCGCTGGGGGTCAATGCCCATCTCAATGTACATCTGCCGGAATGCTTCCTGCGTATTGTGCAGTTCAGGCGCCTGCGTCGCAAAGCGCAGCAGAGCCTCAGCGCGCATCATCCGCTGCGCAGAGCTGCTGATGTTCGGGTCGCTGACCGGAATGACATCGATGTTATTGTCGAAGTCCTCGCGCATAATGGCAGATGTGCCACCGCGCACAGGGAAGGGATAAGGGGCATCAGGCAGATACTTGCCGAACAGGTCGGCGATCAGCTTCAGTTCCTTGCCCAGAGATTTGTGCGCACGCTTCAGCGTTGCTGACTGCACGCGAGTCGCAGCTTCCATTAACGCTACCGTTGTTCCCACCGGCGCGTCCTGCCTCCCGTCGCCCACAGCAATCTCAGCCGTGTTGGCCAGATTGCGCGCACCTTCATATGTCTCCTGCAGCAACTGCAGAGACACCGCTGACGGCTCCTTATAGGGCATCGTCATGATCGCGTTCTGAATCGGAAGGCCTGCGGTGTCGATCTCGCGGAACTCAGTCGGGCCAATGCCGATATTGTTGTCCTCGATGCGCATGCCCTTCACGCGCAGGCCGCCCGGGAAATTGTTCAGCGTACCAGCGTCGATTAGCTGACGGCGAATGCTTGTCGCAGTCTTCGCGCTGTTGCCCAAAATATGGGCATAGCCAAGGCCGTAGAAGCCAAGACCCGGGATAAACTTGTAATGCACGAAATAATCGCGCTTCTGGTAGGTTTCGTCGCCCTCATCCCAGTTGCGACGGATCGACAGAACCTTTTTGCTCTGCTCGTCAACGGTCACAATGTAGGGGAGCGGAATGCCGTCTTCGTTCTCAAAGCCCTTGAGGTCGATATCGGCGTAGATTTCGTAGATATTGTACTCGTCGGTGCCTTCAGCACCCGGCTCAATGCCCTGAACCTTGTCAACTTCAGCCTGAATTGGCGATTCCGTGCTTAGGTTCTGCTGCGGATCGCCAAGATCTATCTTGCGATACGCACCGCTCAGCATGGCCAGCTTGAGCTGCTTCTTCGTCATCTGCGTGACGTGCGTAAAGCGCGGCGATGTGCTGAGATCCGTCGTGTTATACGACGTAATGAAGTTCTTCGGCGTTACAAACCGCGCCACCGGGCGACCAAGAATGGGGTCTTGATAGCATTTCTTGAACGTCGATCCGACCAACGACAGCCACATCAGCATCTGGTCGAACTCTTCGTAATATTCCGGCGCCAACTCCGTCAGGTACAGGTTCATCCAGTCCTGAACGCGTGACGCCTGCGCTTCCAGATCAGGGTTCGGCACCCCAATGATCTGCGTTTTCACCGGGCCAGCTGCCGGCATCAGCTCGCCGCGCGCAGTCGCCTGCCAACGGATCACAGCTTCCGCCATCAGTGGGTCGAACACACCACACGCACCATTAAAGGGTGTGGTGCGGTCCTCAAACGTCAGACCCAGCAGCTCGATGCCGCGCTTCATGGTGGTTTCCCACTCGCCGCGCGATTCCAAATCGTCTGCAACACCCGACATCAACTGTTCGGCAAGACCCGACAGCTCCATGTCCGACAGGTATTCGCACAGATTTTCGTCGTGTTCGGACTCTTCGACCTCAGCTTCTTCAGATGGCTCGAAGTCCACCTCAACAGAGCCGTCGTCGTTTTCACTGAGCAGCGCGCCGTCAACCATCTGGCCGCCTTCGTCAGGAAACTCGAACTCGATGCCCGTTTCAGGCATGGCTTCATTCGGCCCACCGATCCCTTCAAGGGCTGGGCGCAACAAGTCAGCTTCGGTCATCGGTCTGGTGGCCATCTTTAATCCTTATCAGCTTATTGGTGCAGCATCAATAGAATGGTTCGCGCTCTCGGGGGCTGTCGTAATATTCTTCCTGCGGATCTTCAGTATTAGCAACCCATCCCGACTGCTTAATTCGTAAAAACGCCATTGTCATAGTATCAACCCAGTCGCGCGAGTCCGCAGCAGGGAACTGAACGCACTGTTCCAAGAAGTCCGCAGCCCAAGGACGCAGCGTGTCGTATGACGGCCCAGCCGCAGGCAGCCAAACGCGCCCGTTCTCAATCAAATCGGTGATCAAACGCACGCGCGCGATCTTGTCGCCGAACTTATCTGGGTTAAACTTCGTCGCCACAATCCCCGCACGCGCCAGATCATTGATCAGCATCTGGCCGTTCGCCTTCGCCTCCACCAAGATCGTATCAGGCGACCGATTGCGGCTGGGCTTGATCGGCACATTGTAATTATCGTCGCGGTAATCCAGCGCCATCCGCTGCACCTGACGCCGCAAAATGGGCCATTCCACCCGACCACGCCACACCGAGAGCAGGATCAGGTTCGGAATACCCTCGTCATTGTCGAATACGCCCCATGTCGTGGACGCACTAAACGCCGACGACTTATTCGCCGTCAACGCCGTATCCCACGCCTGTATAACGTACTTCACCTTAGGTGGTTCCTTGGACTTCCACCATTTGAACCACGTCTGGTCGATAATACCACCAGAATCCACCACAGGGTTCTGCTGATACAAGCTCGACCAGATACGGCTCGTAGTCGAAGGCTGCCGCTTAATTTTCTCCAGTTCTTCTGCTGGAAACTGCTCCGGCCACAGCGCCTCTCCGGGCTTACGCCCAAGGATATCGTTCTCAACGGCGAGTGCCGGCAGCGATACACGCTCCCACTTCTCGCCTTCTCCATCTCTCTCCGCTTGATCCAAGCGGCCCATGTGGTCACCCAAGTGCCAACGGGTACCAATCAACACAATCGGCGTGTTCTTGTTCTTACGGCGCGTGTAAAAGTCAGCGCCGTACCACGACCACAGCTTATTGCGCTCGCTGTCCGACTCCGCCGCCTGAATACCAGACAGCAAATCGTCCCCCAGCAGGATATCGCCACGACGACCCGTCACGTTCGCGCCCACAGCAGTCGCGTGATAGCCACCAGCCTTCGTTGTCATCCACTCGCCAGCAGCCGTCTTATCCGACGAAATCCCGCTCTCAGGGAATAATCGTGCATGCTCATCGCTCTTTATGGTGTTGCGCACCTTCAAACCGAACGAATCCGACAGCTCCTGCTTGTGCGTCGCAAAAATGATGTTCCGCTCAGGGTACTTCGCCAAGAAATACGCCGGGAAATAGTGCGACGCCACAAACGACTTCCCATGCCCCGGCGGCATCGAAATCATCAGGCGCAGAATACGCCCCTCAATAACGTCGTCCAACTTGTCACAGATCAGCTTCATGTGAGGCGGCGGCTTCATCCCACTCACATACTCAATATACGCCGCCAGCGACCTCATCGCCTCCTCGCGACGCAGCAGCTCCTTCAGCAACTCATCGCGCTGGAGGGTCATCCGTCGAACTCAACCCCGTCCAACCACGCATCCAACAGCTCATGAACCTTCTGTCGATTCTTCACCCACGCAGGAACCTCACCCACAGGGCCTTCAAACAAAAGAATCCGCGTCTCGTCCTTAAACCACGCAGCAAACGCATCGCCCTTCACAAACGTCAGCGTGTCCGGGAGCGTCTCATGGTCCGTAAAACCATCCGCCCGCAACGCGTCGCCGCTCTCAGACGTATGCAAAAAACCAATACTATACCGCATCACACATCCCCCTCCTCATGGAAAATCGCCTCCTTAACAGCGTCAGACAGCTTCCCCATCGCCCTCTCACGCCAGTAATTCGCCGCCTCCATCGAACCCTCAATAACCTTATTCTGTATCTGAACCGCCTCCTCCAGCAGCTCAACACGCTCTTGCAGATCCTTAATCCGATCCATCACTGACCTCCGTAAACTCACCCTCAATCAACGCAGGCAACGGCTTCACAGACTCCAGCTCCTTGCTCACCAACGCACGCAAATCCTCCAAGCTCAGCTCAGCCGCGCGAACGTTATGATTCACCGTCACAACCTGATCCATGTAACCAAGCAACTGCGCCTGCGTCTTCACAGCGTTAATCGCACTCGGAAACGCCTCCTCCTGCATCGCACGCTCGTGAATCACATCCAACTTCTCCACCAAACCATCACGGCTCAGCGGGTTCACCGGGATGTCCTCACCCTTCTCAATCCCAAAATCCTTCAATAACGCCAACGTCAAACGGATCTCAGGACGCGCCAGCGTCCGATCCGCCATCACCTTCGCACTCACACCGTTCGTGGCATAGCCAGCACGGTTGAACGCCAATAACGCGTCGTCCGATTTGAGATATTCCTTCAAGAATACGACATCAGGATTTTCAGCCATACGCATACAGATACGTCTGCGGATTATTCAACGCAATCCCAGAAATTGAAATTTATGGGGGCAAAAAAAATATGGGGGTGGGGGTGGACCCTAAAAGGGGGGTGGGGGGTCAACGAGTTTCCGGAGCGAATTGTGCCTGAGAGAGGGTACACCCGCACCGCGAAGCGCGTGCGCGCGCGCGAAGTGCCTCCGTGGGGGGTGGTGGGGGGTGGGGGGTGGCGTCGCTGCCGAACGCTGGCAGGGGGGGGGAGGGGTTATGCATGAGGGGGGGGAGGGGTTGGCGTCGCATCCCGGGCAATGATCCCACCACCAGGGCGAAGGAATATTCCTGCAAACACCAGGGCGAAGGCTGGCCGCGTCAACGGCTGCAGAATAATTGCCTGACAAATATCCCTAGGCCTGTTGACAAAAGGCGAGCTGGGCGTATGCTGGCTCCGCCAGCGAGGTGCTGGCGCGGGCCTGACGCTGCCCAACTGAAAGGAACTGACAATGGCATTTCGCATCGCACCCTATCCCGGCCAGACCATCGCCCGGGGTTATGCATCGCACGAAGATATTCGCGCTTATCTGGGCTGGGGAAAGCTAGTCGAGGTTCCGCACTGGTCGACAGGCGGGACATACACGCGAGTCCAATCGCGCAAGCTGCCGATGGGCTTCACGGGCTGGACAATGGTTCCCCTGACTGACGGACGCGAAACCAAGCTGATCTGCCTGACGGGCAACCCATCAACTGACGGATGGCGCGGGAAGTCCAGCACCCATCGCTGCTTTGCCATCTGTCCCGATTGCGGAAAGCAAGTCCCCGCTGGCCGCACCCATCAACACAAGTGCAAGTGAAAGGAACTGCAATGCAATCCACGCACACCACATACGAGGCCGCTAAGGCGGAACTGCTGGGCGAGGGCTTCACCCGTTACATCTCATGCGTGAACGGTGAGGAACTATTCAGCAAGGAAGACGGGGATGTCTATCCCAACCGCTGCATCGTCCGCATCCGGTTCAACTGGGTTGCGCCGCAGTGGGGCGACAACCTGAACTACTACACCATCGATTTTCTTTGAGAGGAACTGACATGACCGATAAAGAGAAAACCACGCTGGCTGCGCTGGAAAAAATTCAAGCGTTGGCCGCCAAATATGGCAACGATCTCGCACTGCCGAATAATGTGGCCGCTATGTTTTATGATATCGTAGAGGACGCAGGGGATGCAATCATAGCAATTAAGGGGGAAGCCCAATGAGCATCAAGCAAACGCTGGCGCAACTGAAGGCAATGGGTCTGAAGGCCCGCTATGACATCGACTGGAAGGAATATCGCGTCACCCTGCCGGGCCTTGACCCGAAACGAGAAGAGGCCATCGCCTACTACACGAGCGACTCAGAGGACGCGCTGCACACTGGCGCGGCCATGAAAGGCCTGCAATGACCAACAGAGAACTAATCAACGCCCTATGCGGCATCGCGCTGTTCCTGTGCCTGTTCTGGGCGCTGTGGACAATGACACCCGCATGAGTCGAAACCGGGCATCGCGCCCGGTCTGGCGAGGGCTGGCCGCCCGCCACTGAAGAGACAGGCCATGAAAGGAACTAATATGGTTATCACTACACGCGCCCAACGCGAGGCCCTCAAGCGCATTTGGCTGCGCGGGGCAGACCAGCGCACCTATCGGCAGCTGCGCCGGGATGTGCTGCCGGGATATGATTGCGTCATGCTGCAATGGGCTGGGATGTGGCTGGGCATTGAACGCGATGGTTATACGCATAGCTGAGGCCTGATCGCGCACCCATCGCGCCGCGTGCCTGTTGACGCTGTGTTGACGCGTTGACAGGCATAGCGGCGCTTTTCGCGTAGGGTTGATCTGCATAGGGATGCCCTTTTCAACGCATTTATCAACGCAAACGCATTTGTGACGCGGTTTTTCGCAGTTTTCCGCGGGTTTCCAGCGATTTGTGACGGCTGAAACAAGAGGTCGGCGGAAAACGTGACAGAAAAAACGGCAGTTTTCCGTGGGTTTCAAGCCCTCTTATTATATATAAACCTATTTTAAGATAGATATATATAATAAGAGGTTTTTATTGATCCCTATGGCCATGGGTGGGGATGCATTCATTTCCCTATATCTATCCTAAAACGCGTCACAACGTCACAAAACGCGGAGACACTAGGTTTTCTGCTGGTTTCCGCGTCACAAAAAGTGTGACACGAGCGTCACAAAATTGGTCGAAACGTCACAAAATAGCTTCAGCAGTCAACAAAACTGAAAAGGTGCTGAAAAGTGCGGAATTGTTCCTGATTAATCCCGATGCCGATTAATGCTAAACGTGACGGGGCGTGACAGTCTGGCGGCCGGGCTGCTGTTGAAATAGGCTGTTGAAATAATTTGTTGACAGCCGTTTGAATAATTTCGTAAGGCTGACGAATCGCTGTTGACGCAGTGATGACGCGCCCCGTCTGGGGGCTGATCGAAAGGAACTGTTATGGCGAAACGTCCTGCTGGTTATGTAATCTATGATGGCCCGTCCATGATTGACGGGGAGCGCATTATTGTGATCGTCACGGGTATTCTGGGAAGCCGGAATGCCAAGACGGGAAAGATGGTGCAGACGTATATTATACGTCCTGATCTGCATCCCTTGGAGGCTGTGCGCACTGGCGCTGATCGTTCGATCTGTGGCGACTGCGTGCATCGCGGCGATGGCACGGGCAAAGGCCGTTCGTGCTATGTGACGCTGATCCACGGCCCTAAGAATGTCTGGGAAAGCTATCGGCGCGGGGTCTATCCTGCTGCAACGGCTGCTGAGGTTGCGGACATTGTGGCTGGAAAGATGGTGCGTCTTGGGACGTATGGCGATCCGGCGGCTGCCCCATTGGCGCTGTGGGAAGTGCTGACGGCGAAGGCTGCAGGCTGGACAGGCTATACACACCAATGGCGCACGGCTGATCGCGGCTGGTCGCGGCTGGTGATGGCATCGGCTGACAGCCAGATGGACGCGAAAGAGGCATGGCTGCGGGGATATCGCACGTTTCGGGTTGGCGCTGCGCCTATGACGGGGCGCGAGGTCAATTGTCCTGCATCTGAAGAGGCTGGCAAGCGCACGCAGTGCATCGCTTGCAAGCTGTGCATGGGAAGCACGAGCAAGGCTCCCGTATCAATCCAGATTGCGCCGCACGGGGCTGGTGGTCGCAACTTCAAGGAGGCTGCATGATGAAAACCTATATGGCTTGGATCCGTTTTCAGGATGGCACGCGGAAAGAATGGACGGGGCTGCGTGAGACGCAAGCGAAGTGGCGCTATCACTGGGCGGGCCGGAACTGGCACGAGCATCGCGCCAAGGCATGGGGCTGGAGGGCTGAGGCATGACATATCGGGAGATGATCGACGGGGAGCGCGCTGCGTATGAGCGCGCCCCAACGCGGGAATTGCAGGCTGTGCGCGTTGCGCTGGCACTGCATAGCTGGGGCAATAGCTTGCAAGAGAAAGCGCGGGCTGAGGCTGTGGAGCAGATTATGAGCGCGCGGCTGGCGCGCCGGATGAAGGAGCGGGCATGATGAGAGAGGAATACAAGGAATATGCTGCCGAATGCCGCGCGTGCGGCTTTGAGCCGCTGACGTTTTCGCAGTGGATCGTGCGTGAATACGGCGATCCTGATCGTGACGAGCCGCGCGCTGGGAATATCTGGGACGCGCAAGACGAAGTGGAGCCATACTGATGCAGACGCGTAAGATTGTCCCGACATGGGAGGCGGCCGCGCAGATATATGTGTCCGCGCTGGAGCATGGCACTGGCGCAGGCCAGCACACCGCGCGCGATGAACTGCTTAGGCTAGGTCGTCAATATGATGAGGCTTGCGAGCATATCACCAAGCTTGAGGCTGTGATGACTGAAGTCTTGGCGGCGTGGGATATGGAACAAGACACGCCGGAGCATAACCAACAAAACAGGCTGGAGGCAGCGATAGAGGCGCTGCGTCAAATGCTAGGGGAGGTGGAATGATGCAGATGCGGGTTATGATCGAGGCGGTTATTGATCTGCCATACGGCACGATTGTGCCTGAGCAAGGCCGCGCATTCACGCTGCCAAGCGGCGACTGGGTGAAGCCTTGGGTTGTTCTCGAAATGAACGATGGCCGCGATCTTTGCCAGAGCGAGATGGCAGACTGGGGCATCGCCATTGAAGAAATCGGCATCGAATGGTTCTGGGAGTAGGATGCATGAAACAATATGATTTCACGCTGGGCTTTGCCGTCATGGCAGACAACCCATTGGACGCGCGCGTCAAGCTGCGTGAACTGCTGATGGCGATCAGCAAGGAAGAGATTTTGAAGGCAATGCGTTTGGAGAAGGAGCAAACCGATGGCGAAGTATGAGGTAGGGTTAGCGCGGCGCGAGTCGATAATCGTCCGCTATTACATGACAGTCGAGGCGGATAGCGCGGAGGCTGCGATGGAGAAGGTGCGTAATTTCGACACGACTGTGGAGGAAGAGGCGACACTGGAAGAAGGCAAGTGCCTTGGGATGGATGACAGTGAGTTGGATAGCGTGGATTTCGCAGAACTATTGAGGGAGAAGGAAGATGCGTAAGTGGATTGCAGATAAGCTTTTTGTTTGGGCCGTTAAGATTGACGGGGATGTGGCGACTGACCTGTCACGCCGACTGGTGGCAGCGGATGACTTCGCGCACGCCATGCTGGAGATGATTCAACGCGAGCCGAAAAAGCGTGGCCGTCCGAAGGGCCGCAAAGATGGTGTTGGCCCGAAGCCTGCGCCGACACCGAAAAAGATTGGCCGTCCGCTGGGCAGCAAGAACAAGCCGAAGGTGGTGCAATCATGATGACGCGAGAGATCAGCGCGATGGCGCGCGACAGCCACGTTGACGTATACGTCAAGGAGTTACGCGAGAACATCCTGAAGGATGGCAATGGCTTTGATGACCGCATCGCGGAGGCGCTGGCTGATATGTATCGGCACGGCTGGGACGATGCCGACTATATGTTCCGCGCGTGGGGGAAGCCGCAATGACCATGCCGCTAGACGAACTAGCAGCAGAAGAGCTGCTAAATGCATTAGACAATCTGGTGCAGGCCATTGACGATCAGATCGATGCCGATGGAAATGGCCGTGTTTTCAATGGCTTCTGGGACGATTATGCCACCGCCTATGATGTGCTGCGTGACTATGGTCGTCGCACACCGAAGGCATTCTGATGGCTGTGGCGCTGGGCATGGTGGCTTTGCTCGCTGCAATCGTGGTGATGGGAGGTAGATGATGGACGTTAAAGACATGGAGGAGCGGATCGTGCGCAACGCTGTGCATGAACTGCTGGATCAGGGCTTCACGCTATCGGTGGACAATGGTGGCGATGACTACGAGATCGACCGATGCACCAATGCGGAAGAGGTGATCGCTGAGTTGATGAACACGGATGAGGATCGCCTGCTGGCGCGCGCTGGCGAGGAGATCAAGGGCTGGGTGCATTTCGTTTACGGGAATGACGGATATGACGTTATCTGTGACTTGACAGTTTCGCTCGAGCCTTTTCTGCCGGACACTCTGGCGCTGGCTGAGGCCTACTCAGAGATTTACGGATGAAACCCTACGCCAACAGGATCATGGATAGGGATGTGATCCCTTTCGAGGTGGTGCAGATGGTGTCCAGCATTACGCTGGTGGTGCGTGACATGATCTGTGATCTCGATTCGTCGTTCAAGCCGCACATATTCATGAGTCAGTGCATCAACAACGACGACCAGTCATGGACGATCCGTCCTGACCCTGAGGGATTATGCTTTAAAATCAGATACTTAAAGAATCGGAGATGGAAAGATGCGACAGGAAACTATTACGAGCTTGCCGACGAGCCAAAGCGGTGGCATCAATTCGGTTTGCTCTGACCAAGAGTTTTTCAGCAAAGCGGCTGATCTTTTCGTTGAGCGTGACCGCCTTGAGGGTTGGTTACGCGAGATCGACAAGGACATCAGCGAAGCTGGGCTGGAGTTTGGCAAGCGGGCTAAGATGTGGGGCGTGAACCCTGCAATTCTGCGGCGTGAGTTACGGCTACGCGGCTTCGGTGTTTGACGACACCATTAGAGAGGGGTAAAAGATCATGACCGGTAATTATGGTAATGTCCAAGGCGATAAGCCCAAACGCCATGAAGCTGGGCGGCAGCGTAATTCCTTTCCGCGCCGTTCCGGAACGTCACAATCCCGGTCACCTATTTCGGCGATTAAAGAACGCCTGACCCCATCGCACATCGAAACCCTGTGCCGTTCGTGGCTGCCGTCAGGCAAGCGTCAGGGCGGCTGGTGGGTGTGCTGTAGTCCGTGGCGAGAGGACAAGAACCCATCGCTGGGTGTGTCCCTGCAGACAGGACATTGGAAGGACTTCGCGACAGGCGAGCGGGGCGACATGATCGACCTATCGATGCGCCTGTTTGGCGATAGCTTGGCCGAAACGATTGACGGCTTTGCTGAGATGCTGGGAATTAAGAATGCGTAAGGTGGACTTAACCGCTGTTGCGCCTGCCGATATCACAGAAGCACCCAAGCTGGTGGCTCCGATGCCGGAGCCGGTTGAGGTTCCGACTTCGCTAATCAAAAGCTTAGGCCAGCCCGAACAGATGTGGGTCTATCGCACGGACGATGGCTCTGCATATGGTGCGGTGGCGCGCTGGAACCCTGACGGCAAGCGCAAAGAGGTGCGCCCCATCGTGTGGGATGGGAAGAAGTTTGTAACGTCTGGCTTCGGCACAGACCGGCCGCTGTTCAACAGCGATCTGCTGGCTGCGCGTCCGATGGCGCCGGTTCTTGTGGTCGAGGGCGAGAAGGCTGTCGATGGCGCGGCGCAGTATGTGCCTGATGGCTGGGTCATTACGACATGGCAGGGCGGCAGCAATGCGTGGCAGCACACCAACTGGTCGCTGCTGGCTGGACACAGGGTAGTGATCTGGCCTGACAATGACGGGCCGGGCGTGAACGCCGGCGCTGAGATCCAGAACGTGCTGACTGCGCTGGCTGTGCCGACCAGTCTGGTTCAGATCAGCTCTGCGTTTCCCGATGGCTGGGACTTGGCTGACCCGCTGCCTGAGAAATACACAGCGAACCAGATCACGGCGCTGCTGAAGAAGGAACTGAAGGCTGCGCAGTTGGTGGTGGTGGAGGACACAGGTGAGCCTGTGGCTGAGGTTACCGACGCGGACAATGACGACCCTGACCAAGACCCTGCGCGGCGTTACCGCCCACTGGGATACGACAAGGGCGAGTACTTCATCATGACTGATGAGGAGTTTCAGATCAGATCGTACAACAGCAACACGCTCATGTCTGAGAAGGGGTTGCTCGCGATTCACGGCGACCGAGAGTTTTGGGCAGCGCAGCAGTACAGCACAGGGAAGCGGGTGGATTGGATCGGGGCTGGCCTCAAGGTGATGAACGAGTGCCGTGCCATGAACATCTACGACACGCGCCGCCTGCGTGGGCGTGGCATCTGGATCGACAAGGACAAGGATGGTGCCGAGCGTGCGATGCTGCACACCGGATCAGACCTGTTCATCAGCAGGCCAGACCAAGAGCTGAAGCAGACATCGTTCGTGCGCGTGAAGTCCCCTTGGATTTACGAGAAGCGCAAGGACATCATCCACGATGCAAGCTACAACGTGTGCGCGACAGATGATGAAGGCCGGCTGATCCGCGAGATGTGCCAGCAGGTGCGGTGGGGCAGCGAGTTATACGGCGACTTATTGGCGGGCTGGATTGCGACAGCGATCGTGTGCGGTGGCATGGACTGGCGCACCCACCTGTGGGTCACGGGCAATCACGGATCAGGCAAGTCAACAGTGGTGCGCAAGATCGTCGGCACCTGCATGGGTCAGCTCGCGCTGTATCCAGAAGGCTCAACGACTGAGGCAGGCCTGCGCGCTGCACTGCAGAGCGATGCGATCCCTGTGGTGTTCGATGAGAGCGAGAAGGAAAAGTACGCAGAGGAACGGATGCTGCAGATTCTGGCGCTGATGCGTCAGGCCAGTTCGGAAGGGCGTGGCACGATCATCAAGGGCAGCGCGACCCATGTGGCGCACGAGTTCAACATCCGGTCTGCGTTCATGCTGGTGTCGATTGGTGTCAGCCTCAAGCAAGGCGCGGATCTCAGCCGTACTGCGGTGCTGTCGATCCGGCCGCCGAGCAGCTATGCGCCATCAGAGAAGGCGGCATTGGATGAGAAGTGGAATCGCCTGCAGGATATCGCATCGACTCTGCCGATTGATCTGCCGCAGAAGCTGATCGCACGGCAGACCAAGAACCTGTTTCATCTGAAGCACAACATCGAGGTGTTCAAGGAAACGATCAGCAATATGCTGGGCAGCCCGCGTCTGGGCGATCAGCTCGGCACGCTGTTGGCTGGATCGCATAGCTTGTACTCGACGCGCCGGCTCAACGTGAAGCAATGCGAGAAGTATCTGTCGCGCCACAACCTGAACGACTTCACTGAGGTGAAGGAAGAGCAGGAAGATATCGTTCTGCTGCGGCATCTCTGCATTCAGATGATCCGCACCGAGACAACACACGGGGTGCAGGATCGTGCAGTGGGCGAGCTGATCCGCATCGTGCTGAACGGGCTGGAGTTTGAGGACGTGACGTACCGCAGCGCAGTCAACACGCTGGGTCGGTATGGCATCCGCATTGAGAGCGACAAGGGCAGGCGCACAGGCATCTGGCTGGCCAATAAGTGGGAGCCACTGGATCGCCTGATGCAGACGGCTGAGTTCTCGCAGGGCTGGGTGAACATCATCAAGCGTCACCCCCATGCACGGCAGAGCGAGTCTGCGCTGCGGTTCGCAGGCGCGACCAGCCGAGCGACATTCATTCCGCGTGAGTATTTGCCAGTGGAGGAAGCATGAAGAGCAAGAAGTTATTGTTGAGCGCGTCGAAACTATTGGCTGCGCAGATGGCTGCGAAGTGGAGCGACGATGTTGTTCTGGAGAAGACACCGCAGGATCTGATGAGGGCCTACGGATGTAGCTTTGATGCGGCAGAACGCGTGTTAAATAATGAATTGACACGACGGAAATTGCGTCGATAAAGGTGGAGCAAGGAGTTTGAATAATGTCATTTAAAATTGAAAAGAATCATGTTGTTCCAGCATCTGTTGATGGTCTTGGACGCAGGGAGAAATACCCTTGGTCGCAGATGGAAGTGGGCGATAGCTTCTTTGTCGCGAATGGTAATGTGCGCAGGGTGGCAGGGGCTGCGTGCCATGCGGGCCGTCGTGCCAATAAGAAGTTCGTAGTCCGCGGCGTCGAAGGCGGCGTCCGTGCTTGGCGTTATGCATGAAACACGGGGCGAACTGCGCGATCACCAGATGGGGCGACATCCGCTCATGGTGTGACTGCGGTTTAGGAGATCAATATGGGCTGGGGAACACGAGAGAATTTCGACAGGCAATCCAAGCTGCTGAGGCAGCCTGCGCCATACGCGAAACAGATTCCGACAACGGACATGGATCGGTTGATAGAGGGGTCAAAGAAGCTGGCGGCTGCAATCTACATGACGAAGAAAGTCTATCGGAAGATGACGGCCGATGAGTTGGCTGAGTTCGAGCGTTACGCTGCGGGTGCAGTGAAAGTGGACATCAAGAAGAAGGGGAAGTGAAATGAAGAAGTTGATTATCGCAGCCGTGTTGGCTGCCATTGCAACGCCGGCATCGGCACAGATGACGCACTATCTGGTGCGCCAGTGGTTCAGCAACGGCTCGCAGTTCTGCCAGTACAGCAACGGCACAGTCCTGAACATGGGCGCACGCATATGTCCCCTAAGCATTCGGGGCTGACGCTATTCGGGATCGCCATCGGGGTGCTGTCATTGGCGGCATACCTGATGGCACGCCGGGTCGATCACTGGGAATTTGATGAGGACTGGTGGATATGACTGACGATGACAAGGCGCTGGTTGAGCGGCTGACTGCTGCGATCAAGGAAAGTATCGGCAAGCAGTTTAATGCAACACCTATCCATCCCGATCCAAATGTCGGAGATTGGGCTGCATCTGGGGGTGTGATTGATCTCAAGCAAGTAGCACAATCATTACTGCCGATAATCTCAGACCGCATCGAAGCCCTAAGCGCAGAGAACGAGCGGCTGCGTGAGGCGCTTGGCTGGTTTCTAAACGACAGCCGGTTCGTCGTTCAGGTCGGCGGCAATCCCAATGTGGTTCCGCAGATGATCGAAGCCGCCCGCGCAGCCTTGGGAGAAACGAAATGAATGAGATCACACAGGCTGACCGGGATGCGGCGGAAGCATATCGGGAAAAGGTTCTCGATGCCATCTGGGCTGGTGGTTCTGAGGATCAGGTGCTGCTTGAGGCCTTCGCCCGTCACCGCATGGAAGAACGCGATGCGATTGTTGCATGGTGTCGGAATGTTAACATGGACTGGTGCGGCTGCGCAGAAGCCATCGAAGCAGGGGAGCATTTGAAATGACGGAGATCGAACGCAAGGCGCTGGAACTGGTAAATGAGGTGGCGCAAGATGTGCGCTATGAGCCTGACGACTTTGAGGAAGAGCGCCGGGACGTATTCAAAGCCCTCTGCCGCGCCATCGAACAGCACGAAGCATTCCGCCAAGAGGTGAGCGATGCGGTAATAGAAGCAGTTGCTCGGCTAATTAAAGATGGAAACCCTGACTGCGGCGTTAAAGCAAACGCAATCTTATCCCGCTTCATCATCGCCAAGCCCGATCCGCTGGTGGAGACGTTAAAGGATATGAGGAGCGACCCAACGCCATATATAAACAGCGAGATATACGCAAAACGCCTTCGCGCCGCACTCGCCAAGCGTGGGCTTGAGATCAGGGAGAAGAGCGATGGCGAATGATGAGCAATGGTTCCAGCGCGAACCGGATGATGAATTTGTTATTAGCGCATTGTGCGACTACCAGCCCAAGACCGCAGAACAACTGACGGAATGGCTAATGATGTGCGCAAATGGTGTGCTGGATAAGGATGGCCTGCGCCTGCCTTATAAACTGCCGCCTTATGTCGCATGGCAAATGGCTCGGATGATGCAGATTGCAAGACTGGATGTGCCTCGTGACTGACGATGGCATCGCGCTGCGGGCAGCCGCGCACCCAATCGCGCCGTGGTATAAGCGGCTGTGGTTTCGATATCAGCTTATGCTGTGCCGGGTGTTTGGCCATGACTACAGCATCTCGGTGGTCGATGATGCCGATAACCGCTGGCAAGTCATCTACACTCGCTGCTCGCGCTGCTCAAAGCACAAGCCTTTATCGCATATCACAATAAAGGTGCGGCATGGTTAAGCCCCCTTGGTATGGCGGGAACAAGATCCCCGACAGCTATCTCAAGAAATTCCTACCTTCGCAGGGTGATGAGGCGGACCCTGAGATGTCGTATGAACTACGCCTCTTCCTTCATGGTATGGGAGATGAGAGATGCAAGAACACATTACAATCGCACTGATCGTGATCCTGACGCTGGGCGGTATCGTCCTGCTGTATGTGAATGCCGGCCTGCGCAAGCAGCTCGAGGCATTGAACGACGAGTACCACACGCTGGTTGATCGTGATCCGAAGACCGGCCGGTTTGTTAAAAGCATGCGTACTTTAAAGCGGGACTAAATGATTCTCAGAGATTATCAGGAGATGTCCGTCGAAGCTGTGCGCGATAGCTATCGTGCGGGTAAGAGGCGGACTCTCCTTGTACTACCGACAGGCGGCGGCAAGACGGTATGCTTTAGTTACATCGCCGCCGGAGTTGCCAAGAACAACAAGCGCGTCCTGATCATCGCTCACCGGCGTGAGCTGCTGAAGCAGATCAGTAACGCACTGACTGCTGTGGGTGTGCCGCACGCCATGATGATGGGCGGCAGCACGGGCATCCCGCAGTCGAACGTGGTCGTGGCTTCAGTGTTCACGCTGGCCAATCGGCTCAAGCATTTCCCCCCACCTGACATGATCATTGGGGACGAGGCGCATCATTTCACGCCTGACTCTTCATGGGGCAAGGTGGTCAACGCATTCCCCAACGCCCGTGTGCTGGGCGTGACGGCCACGCCTGAGCGGCTGGACGGCAAGGGGCTGGGCGCTCTGTTCGATGACATGGTTGTCGGCCCTACTGTGGCGGAGCTGACGGAGCAGGAGTACCTTTCTCCCGCTGACGTGTACGCACCGAGCAGGCCTGACATGCGCGGCGTGCATAGCCGCATGGGTGACTTCGTAAAGGCGGAGCTGGAGCAGGTGATGGACAGGCCGTCGATCACAGGCAGCGCCGTCGCGCACTACACCAAGCTGGCTGCGGGCAAGCGGGCCATCGCCTTCTGCGTCAGCGTCAAGCACGCCCAGATGGTGGCTGAAGACTTCCGCGCGGCTGGCTATTCATCCTATCACATCGATGGCGGCATGAAGGAAAGCGTGCGCGACACGGTGCTGAAGGACTTCGAGGCTGGCAAGATACAGGTTCTGACGAGCTGCGATCTGGTGAGCGAGGGCTTCGATCTGCCGGCAGTGGAGGTGGCTATCCTGCTGCGGCCCACGCAGTCGCTGTCGCTGTACCTTCAGCAGTGCGGGCGCGCCATCCGGCCGGCGCCGGGCAAGACCAAGACGATCATCCTTGATCATGCTGGCAACACCGCACGGCATGGCTTCATTGACGAGCCAAGGGACTGGACGCTGGATCAAGATATCATCAAGCAGCGCCGCGCCGCAGCCAAGGAGAAGCCGCCGGAGGTACGCACCTGCCCCGAGTGCTTCGCCATGCACGTCACGCTGCCTGTCTGTCCCAAGTGCGGCCACGTTTATGAGATCAAGGGTCGCAAGATTCTTCAGGTTGACGGCACGCTGGTGCAGGTTTCTAGTGCGACTGAAGCTCAGTCAGCAGCGCAGGAGACGGATTGGAAGCGCCGCTTCGACGTACTGTCGATGGTCGGACGCAAGCGGGGATACAAGTCACCACAGAAGTGGGCGTACAATGTGATCTGTGGACAGGAGGCAACGCGTCTAGCCAAGCTGCGCAACGCGAAAGAAACTACCAACGGGCTGACGATGGAAGAGAGGCAACGGATATGGCGAATGACAATTGGGAGGACGGGGAGGGGGTAGTCGTTCCTCTATCTCTGATAAAAGATCTGACCGAGAACATGATCGACACGATTGATAAGTGGCATGAGAAGCGTGGCATCGAGTGTCTAAACATGGGTCAGTGCGTTGTCGCCATGATCGCCGCTGTCGATGCGGTGGCCGAGACGATGAACGGATATCCTGATGGGGCCACGCTGCAATGAGCAGTGAAGCAGTCATCCAGCAGAACATCAGGCTGGCTCTGGGTATGCGGGATGACATCTTCATGTTCCGCATCAACGTCGGTGTCTTCCGTCCCCTGCATGGGGATCAGCGCCGTGCGATCCGTTCCGCACCCGATGGAACGCCCGACTTGATCGGTGTCATGCAGCCCGGCCGTGCCTTTGCCATCGAGGTAAAAGCTGCTAAAGGTCAGCAACGTGAGGCGCAGAAGAACTGGCAGAAAGCGTGGGAAAAGCGCGGCGGAATCTACATTCTGGCCCGCTCTGTTGACGATGTTTACAAAGGGCTTGACATATCTGTTGACGGTGACGCATATAGTCCGCAGCAATAATGCTGCTAATGGTAAACCGGAGCAATGGATATGAAAAAGGAACTGACGTTTTCCCTAGAGTATTGGAAAGACAGGGCTGAGTTTTTCGAGAAGCACATCGAAGAGCTGCGTGAAGTTAGGGCTGAGATGAAAGAGTACGTCAACGAGCGGTTGCAGAATGAGAACGACGAACTCAAGGCCATTCTTATCAAGCTGACTGAAGCTATCACAGCGCAGTTGAAGAACCGGACTGACGAGATCATCCCGAACGATGGTGAAGCGTCGTCATATATCAAAGCATATCGGGCGCGCCGTATTCTCATCGACGATCTGGAAATGACGGTGCGCTCTGCCAACTGCCTCAGGAACGAAGGCATAAAGACGCTGGGCCAGCTATGCCGATGGTCAGAAGCTGACCTGCTGCGCATCCCCAACTTAGGACGCCGCTCGCTGAACGAGATCAAAGAGATCCTGTGCAGCCGTGGCCTTACACTGAAACCAGATAACCGGAGCAACTAACATGGCTATTATTCCTGTGCGTGACGAAGCGCATTGGCACGAACTGCGTGCCGCAAGTATCGGCGGCTCTGATGTCGCCGCCCTCCTTGGCATCTCGCCATACAAATCCAAGTGGCAGTTGTGGATGGAGAAGTCAGGCAAGCTGCAGGCAGAAGACCTGTCGTCCAACACCGCAGTGCAGGCCGGCACGTTCCTCGAGAGTGGCATCGCCAACTGGGCATCGCACCGCTGGAACATGGATCTCAGCAAGGTCACCGACTATTACACGGCTGACGATATCAAGGGCATGGGCGCATCGCTCGACTACATCACACAGACTGGCAAGCCCGCTGAGATCAAGTGGTCTGCACGCGGTCACGGCTGGCGCTATGATGATGACAAGATCACTGAAGCCCCTGAGTATTATCTCATTCAGGTGCAGCACCAGATCGCCTGCCTCAATGCGAATGGCATCGACGCTGACTCTGGTTGGCTGATCGCTCTGATCGACAACGAGCCGCGCCGTATGCTGGTGCCGCGCCATGACGGTGTCATCGCCGCTATCAAGGAAGGCATCGCAGAGTTCTGGGCCAGCATCGATGCAGGCAAGGAACCAAACCCAGACTTCTCGCTTGACGGCGACGCGATTACCAAGATGTTTGGTACGCTGCCGACTGCTGAGGTAGAGCTGGACAGTGACGCTGCGCCGTTGTTCGCCAAGTATCTGGACGCTGCTGCGACTGAGAAGCTGGCGAAGGAAACCAAGGAAGCACTCAAGGCAGAGCTGCTGTACCTTGGCGCCGAGAAGCTGAAGGGCAGCAACCAAAGCACCGACAAGGCCATCATCCGCTGCGGCGATCACAAGATCAGCATCAGCCAAGTCGCCCCCAATGAAGGGACCGAGGTGACGCAGGAGATGGTTGGCACACGCATCAACGCCCGCAAGGGGTATCAGACTGTGAGGATCAGCTAATGAGTGACATCATGGTCCGGGTCGATAGGGAGACATATGAGCGGCTCAAGGAAGTGTGCAGCCGCCATCCCCTCAAGCCCAAGATGAAGGCCGCCCTCGAGCGCGCCATCGAGCTGATGATCGAAGACTTTGAAGTGGAGATCGAGAATGCAAAGCAATAATGCCGTCGCGAATGTCAGGCCGATTGATCGGTTCAAGCAGGAGCTGACGCTGCGCAAGGACATGATGGTGTCCCTGCTGCCGAAGAACATCAACTTCGATAAGTTCCAAGCCATCGTCATCGCTGCAGTTGGCAGCAACCCTGAGCTGCTCGAGTGTGATCGTGGCTCGCTGCTCAAGTCCTGCATCCAAGCAGCCGAGCTTGGCCTGTCTCTGAACCCCACGCTGGGCGAAGGCGACATCCTCAAGGTTTGGAACAACCGCACCAAGCGTAACGACGCCCAGTTCCGGCCGCGCTACATGGGCCTGATGAAGCTGGCCCGTCAGTCGGGTGAGGTCGTGAAGATCGAAGCTGAGATCGTGCGTGAGAACGACGAGTTCCTCATCCAAAAGGGTGACGAGCCGCGCCTCGAGCATCGCATCAAGCTGGGCAACCGTGGCGATATGGTTGGCGCATACTGCATCTGGACTCTGAAGGATGGCACCAAGCAGTTCGAGGTGATGGACCGGGATCAGATCCTTGCCATCCGCGACCGCTCGTCAGCCAAGACTAAGGATGGGCGCATCGTCGGGCCTTGGGCTACGGATCAGGAAGAGATGTGGCGTAAGACTGTGGTGCGTCGCGCATCCAAGTACATGCCGCGCGCGACTGAGGCCTTCGCCAATGCCGTCGCTCTGGATAACCTGCTCGAGGTTGGCCACGAGGTGGACATCAAGGACGGTGAGGTGATCGATGTAACGGCTGATGTCGTGGAACATGACGCCGAAACAGGTGAGGTCTATGAAGAAGTGATCGCGCCTCCGGCCACCAACCAGATGGATCGCATCGCGCAGAAGGTAGCAAAGGCCGAGCCTGCACCCGAGCCTGAGCCAGAGCCAGCCATCGAGATCTCCGTACTCGAGGTAGGGCATGACGCCGATGGCGACGAAGACTGGGATGGATGGGTGGCCAAGGCCATCAACCAGATCAAGGACATGTCGCCTAACAACAAATCTACATGGAGAAAGCTACATCTCTCCATGCTTGATGAAGCCGAACTGATGAACGCCCGCGATCTGGGCAAGCTCATCGCAATCCTGAAAGGTTAAAGCATATGGCTAAGAAGTATGATCTCGTCGTCAAG